AAAAATAATGAAATAAATTTAACACCTAATGATGTAAATAAGTTAAAAACCGTATTATTAGATTTTAATAGATTGTGTAAACGTCCAGATTTAAAACCAAATCAACGAAATATAGAAAATTATAAATCTTTAAATGATTTATTACAATTTATAGATAGTTTTAAAACTGAGCATAAACTGCAAAATAATATCTATAAAAATTTAGAAAAAATATATAGTAATAAAGAATTTACAGTATATAGTATAAATAAAGATCAGTATGAAGAATGTAATAAATTATTTGGTGGTAATGAATATTTTAATACTGGTTGGTGTATAGCTAAAAATGAAGAACATTTTAATGATTATTTAGAAAATTATTATTATCATCATGATGCAAAACCATATTTTGTATTTATAAAAGATAATAAGCCATATGCATTATTACATTATGGCAATGTACAATTTAAAGATACTTCTGATGAATCATTAAAAGTTAATAATCCAAATATTATTGATTGTTTATATAATCTTGATAATAATTTAGATATGTATAATGCCGGAGATTTACAATATTATAAATATCAAATATTTTCAAAAATATATCCAAATTTAAATAGAAATGATTATATAGCACAAGAAATTAAAGGAATATATGATCCAAAAACAAAAACTATAGATTGTAAAGATAGAAGAATAATATTTAAAGATGCTTGGCTTGATGAAAATGGTACATTTGATTTTACTATTACTAATGCTACAAATGATTGGAGTGATTTATTTAGCGGTTGTCACAATTTAATTAAATTACCAGATAATTTTATTATTCCAAATGGAATTAAACATTGTTATGAAATGTTTAATGAATGTACAAGTTTAGAAAAATTACCGGATAATTTTAATATTCCAAATACCGTTATTGATTGTACTTGGATGTTTTTTAATTGTAAAAATTTAAAAGAATTACCAAAAAATTTTACTATTCCAGATAGTGTTAAAATTTGTGATTATATGTTTTGTGGTTGTAAAAATTTAACAAAATTACCAGAAAATTTTTCATTACATACATTTTGTACATATAGATCTATATTTGAAAATTCTGGTTTAGATGGAAAAATAGATTTAAATACTTTAATACGTTAATTAAATATCTACAAATATTGATGTATATGTATTATATGGTATATATTGATTACTATCATAAATTGAAAAATTTCTTTCAATTAATCCAATTTTTAATTCACAAAATATAGAATTTTGTTCTTCAATATATTTCCATTGTTCTTTTGGAAAAAATTCTTGAATTAATTGAATATCAGATAATTTTTTATTAGTTTGATTTAAAAATAATATATTATCAAATATATCTTTTATTATTAAATACTTCCATTTAGATTTTTTCATTTTAATAATATTTAAATCATCTAATGGATTATTTTTAAAATATTCAAAAATTAATTTTTTATCAGTTTCAAAATTCTCATTAAAATATAGTAAACATTTATTAATATTAGTAATATTAAATATTAATTGGTCTGATTTATTTTCTTTAATTATATTAATAATACCTATATTTTTATCAAAGGTAATTATTACAAAAAATAAATATTGATCTATTTGCAAAACATATTGTTTAGATGGTATTAAGTCAATATTTTTTAATTGTTTTTAAATAATAATTAATATCTTTTTCTAAAAATAATTGAAAATATTTCTTTGTTTTATTTATATCTTTTTGTCTTATAAAATTATTCATTATTTCTACTTAAAATATAATCAGTTGATAATATTTCATTTGGTTTGCATTCAATTAATTCATTATTTCTATAAACAATAATTGAATGATCTTCAGTAATATATAATGCTCTTTTGTTTTTTACTCCAATTTTCCATCTATTTTTATTAACTTTATGTCTAAATATTTTAGATATATTAGTCCAACCATTTAGTCCTTGTATTTGATCATTATTATTTAATTCAATTCTTTCTTTATTGTTTTCATCTATAATTATTTTATTATCTTTTGCATATTGATTCCATAGTTGTTCAATAGTTAATTTATTAACATTTTTATTATTTTTAATTTTTACAATTGAATGACTTGCTACACTATCAGTATCACCAGCAATTACATATTCTTCATTTTCTTTATTTACTAATTTATTTAAAATTTCATTGGTATATCTAACCATTTCTCTAGTAACAGTTTGTCCTGATAATGTAACTGCTTCTGCATTATCTAAGTCAAATCCAGGATAAAATACTGATCCAAATACGCCATAAATTGAATTTAAAAATAATTTATATGCCATTTGAGATAAATACTGAATATTTGCCAAATTTTTTAATTTATCTCTTTCTTTCTTTAATATATTAATTTTTTCAATTAATTCTTCTTTTTTAGTCATATATTTCTCCAATAATTAATATATTATTAAAATAATTTTGTATTTTAATGTTTAAAAAATTCATGTATTAACCATTTCTTTAATATAGTCCATCTATTTCTATTATTATTATCAGTTTTAACTGATTCTTTCCAAATAATATTAAAAAACATTTGTAATTGATTTGATAAATGATATTTAGAAAATATTTGCATATTTTGAAGATAATATTTATTTTCTATTTCCTGTATATTTTTTTTAATAGAAAATCTAAATGGTATTTTACAAAATTCCATTAAATGGTTAAAAAATCTGTATATATTATTTTTATCATTTAAATCATAATATTGTTTAAATAATATTTTCAATTGTTCAATAAAAGTTTCGCATAATGGTTTAAATTCTTTTTCATCTAAGTAATAATTGATTATTTCTTCATCTTCATTAAATGCACCATTTCTATTTAAAATAAAATCGTTATGAATTAATGTTGATCTATATTGTCTGCCAATTTCCCAATTTTCTGCATTAATTTTTATTAAATAATCTAATAAATGTTCAAATTCATGAATTATAGTACTATTTTTAAATTTTGATAATGTTGTTAAATATTTCCCATTAATACCAATTATTCCAAAATCTGTTTGACTTAATATATTATTTTTTATTATTGAATATTTTTCTTTTAATGTATTAGCTCTTTCAGATATTTTTAATATGTATTTTTTATAATAATTACCTGCTTTATCTAATTCACTTCCTAATGTTAATCTTTCTGAAATTGATGGTAAATCTTTAATATATATTTTTTCTTCTAACCATTCAATTGGTGGTTGATAATAATTAGATATATCAAATTTTATTTCAATATATCCTATAGATTGTTTTAATATATTAATAAAATTATGAAAATTTTTATAATTTTTTATTTTAGATAATGGCAAATTCTTGGCAATTTCTGATATTTTAATTTGTTTGCTAAAGGATGGAATTTGATTATGTTCTTTTGCATATTTCATTTCTTCATATAATTGATCAAATAATTGAACAAACCAATTTTCAAATATATTATTTATATTGCTAAAATATGTAGCTTCAAATATTAATGTATTAATATAAGTTTTCCAATCTTCATACAAAATATTAATATATTGGTTTTGTATTTGATTATATTGGTCTTTTAATAATTGTTCATTCCATTCATATATTAATTGATTATTATTAAACATATTTAAATATGCATTATTAAAATTATTCATATTTGATTGGAATTCCTTGTTTTAATAGTGTTAATACTTTATTAACAAATTGAACTGATACTAATTCCATTATATCTAAACCATCAGTTACTAATTCATCTATTTCTTTTATCGGCAGGTCTTTATACTTATTTAAATCAATTTCATTAATTGGTGTATGAAAACCATGTTTTCCAAAATCATAAAATAAATAATAAAAATATATAGGTTTATTTTTATTTTCTATATCTACAAAATCTACTTCAATATTTTTATCATAATCATAATATGAATTAGACCATACTATATCTTCATCTTTAATTGATGAAAAACGTTTGTCATAGTCATATATTCTAATTCTATCATAGTATTTAAACTCTTTATGAATATATGTAGGTGTAACAAATGATAATAATTCTGATTTAATCAAATAATATTTTTCTTTTTTATCGGTATATGTTTTAATTGAATCATATTTGTAATAATTATAATAATCAACATTTAATTCTCGTATTTTATCTCTACAATTTTTAGCACGTTTATTCACGGAATACAATGCATCAATAAACATATCAATAGTTACTATTTTATTTTTGATATTTTTATTATATTCGGTAGATAATTTCATTTTTTAATTATATCATAAACTTCTTTAGTAATATATTTTTCTAATTGAGAATAATCAACATTATTATTTAATAATTCTCTTACTTTTGTAGAAGAAATATCATCAGTTCTTGGAATAATTTCAAATTTATATTCATTTAATAATTTATCTGAATGTTCCCATTTTTTATCATTTAGGTCCTTCCATTCATCTTCACCTACCACAATACATATTTCATCATTTGGAAATAACTTATGCAAATATTCATATGTTCGTGTATATTGATATAATACTTGCCATTTAACAAATATTTGTTTTTCAATTAATGGTACATATTTATTAAACATATAATTATATACCATATCATATCTTATTTGATCAGAATAACTATATTCTTTATCTTGATATGAAGTTATACCAATAATTAATTGATCTTGTTTTAAATCCATTTTATTAACAAGATCATCCATTATCTTTTGATGTGCTTTGGTTAATGGATTAAATGCTCCACTATAAAAATAAATCATATTTATAACTCTTTCTATATTAATTATTTAAATATTTCATCTTGACATTTTTTACAAAGTCTAGAGATTTTAAATTCTTTTCTTTCTAATTCAGTTTCAAACTCATCTTCATTTACTGGTTTCTTACAAAATGGACAAAGCTTATTTTCAACAGAATCTACAAAATCACCAAACCCAATATCTTTCATAATTTCTTTATTCATTATTTTTTCTCCTTCATATCTTTAAAATAATTACCTACTAATTTTTTAATAAGTCTAAAATGTTGATTTGTTGCTAAACAAATTATTAAACACGCTTTTTCGCCTAATCCTAATGTAATAAATACACTATGTTGATTAATATTATCAATTAATTCATTAATATGACCATCTCGTTTTTTCCATTCTTTAGCAAAAACCATTAATTCATTCATAATTTGTAATGGTAAATTTTTATTATATTTTGCTGATGGAATTAATTTATAACATATATTATTAAAATATGGAATGATTTCTTCTTCTCTTATAATTTTTTTAGTTAATTTATCATTAATTAAATTATATGTATCTAATTTTTTTGCTCTGGCTAATAATTCTATAGGTTCAAATTTATCTGTTTTTCTTTCTTCTGAATCTAATAAAACACCTTTACCAGTAACATCTTGAACAAAATGTATTAATTCATGATATATACAATCAGTATTTATTACACTACTATTTAAAATTATTATACCATATAATTCAGAGAATTTAAAATATACTCCAGGAACATTTGGTTTTAAATTATTTGCTAAATTTTGTAAACGTTTATTATTTCTATTTAATAAAAGTTTATTTTCAAAAAAATCAAATAATGTATTTACATTATTAAAATCATATTTAAATATAAGTAAATGTTTATATGGTTTAGTCCATTCTCCAGTATTTTTTATATAACCAACTAAATCTTTTTTTCTAAAATCTAAATAATCATTTTCATTTAAATTTAAAATTACATCTATCAAATTTTTAAAATCATCATATCTAAATACTAATTTACTTTCATTTATTATTTCAATATCATTATTGTCTAATAATTCACTTTCTAAAATTGATATTGTATCATCAAAATTATCATATCCTTTATTTTCTTCTGGTTCAATTAAAAGATCTGATTCTTTTATCATTATTTTATTATATAATTCATTAAATTTATCCATAATAATATATTATCCATTATATATTTAATTAATATTATTTATTTGTAGATATTGTTTAATACTTACAACTTCTTTACAATATTGAGTCCATTCAACCCAATCATCTCTTAACTTATTACCAAATCCACATTTATAACAATAATTATTTTTATTTAACTTATTTTTACATATTGGACAAATTGTATTATCAAAATTTAATATTTGTTGTTTTTCTTTATTAGTTAATGTATTCCAATAATCAGCAATCCAATCATCCAACATTCTAAATATATGCCATTTTAAATCTACCATATATTTTATTTCATGATCAGTATATATCTTAGTTAATTTCTTTTCATCTTCATTATCAAATAATACAAATTCATAATATATATTACTACTTAAATTTTTTAATGGTTTATTTTTCCAAATAGGTCCAACCAAATATTTAATACTCATCCAATGACTTATAAATGAGCATTTAGCATAATTATCACTATCACCTTTAAAAAACTCAATTTGTCTAAAATATTCTTTACCAGTAATTATATTGTCTTTAGTTAAAAATTTCATTATTAACCTTTCTTTAAAAATTAAATTTATTTAAAGGTATAATAAAAATTGGTTTTCTCAAGATAATTATTTGTATATTTTTCTCTTATTTTATAATTTCCATCTCTTGAAATTAATGTAGGAATATCCCAATCTTCAATCCAATATTTTCCATCATGATTAATAAATATTGACTTACCATTAAATTCAACATTAAGTCCTTTATCAAAACTAAATATAGGATCTTTAATTATTTCTGGTTCATAATTATCACTTTCATCAAATTCATTTCTATCTTTAGAAATATATACTAAATTTCCTTCAATTGTTTCTATATGTGGTTCTTTTTCAAATCCTGTAATACCTTTTCCATCAATAGAAATATAGTTACAAGTTGGATTAAGCTCAAACATTAATTTAACAAAATCTACAAGTTTCATAATTATTTTCCTTTTTCTATTAACATTTGAAAATATGGTGAAGTATCTTCATCTTTAGTTGTCATCATAATTTGATTAATTCTTTTAAAATCTTCTGCTTGTCCAATATTCCAAAACATAATTGCATGATATGGATTATCAAAAAATCCTTTTTCTTCAGTATATTCACCTTTAGCATATTGTAATAATGTATCTATTTCATCTTGATCATCATTCTTGGTACCTAAAGCAGATGATGTACAATTACAATACCACTTGTCTATTATCTTATTATAACGAAGTTGTGGATTACACCTACATGCATCCAGTGAACACGGAAGTACTAAACAATTGTTTACTTCTGATACTTCAAGATAATTTGGATCTTCATATTTGTTATCTTTCTTCCACCATTTAAAATCTATACTTTCATCACTATCTTTATTTGGTCTATAATATATATTAAGATAATCTCCACAATCATTCCAAACTAAACAATCTTCTTTTTTAGGTACAAATATCATATTTAAATCCTTTCATATTTAATATTTAAAATAATTAAATGTTAAATACATTTAAATTTTCATTATTTATTGTTTCTAATTTTTTAGAAAATGAAAAATATTTAATATCATTTATAGTAGTATTTGTTAACCAAGGAATGAATATATCTCTTTCTGATGGTTTATTTTCAGCTTCCCATACTAAAAATACAATATCTTTTCCATGAGATAAAACATCTAATTGTTCAAAAATAAAATCTTTATTTAATGAATATATTTGTTTTATATATCTTTCTTCAAAATTTGAAGTTTCAAAATTTAAACATGCATCTTGAAATAATTGTTTATTTGGAACAAATGGTATAAATTGTTCACCTTCAAAATATGAAGGTATAGTATAAGATGTAGCTAAAAATACAAATTTATTTTGTATTTCTTTAGCTAATTTATGATATTCATTAAAGCTATAATACCAGAATTTCATTTTTATTTACCAATCAACTCCTTGTCATGTTTTAGAAGTTTGTCCATCTTTATATCCTTTGATATAAGCTTCTTTTAATTTTTTATCTTGTTCTCTTTTAATATATAAAAACAAATATATACCACATAATATTGAAAATAAAAATCCAAAAATTATCCAAATCATTTTTTTTACATTTCTCCTTATTTTTCTATGTTCCAAACTGCATTAAAAAATTCATTTCTTTCTGCACATTTATCAGGATCATAACAACAAACATTAAATATAGAAGGTTCAGTTGGATATTTAATAATATATCTTTTATTATCAATAATTATAAATGTCATAAGATTATTTGGATTATTCTTATATTTAATTGGTTGATAAGCAATAACATTATCATTAAAACTTAAAAAATTATCATAATAATAATCAACTACTTTTTTAGGTATTTGATTTACTATTTCAATGAGTTTAATTCCTTCTTTTGGTAAATTATGATGACTATTTCTAAGTATATAGTCAAAATCTCGAAAATTAATATCATTCAATGATTTAACAAAAATATTAATAGAATATTTTGCAGATTCAAAAAATTTTTCTAAAATAAAAATAATATTTCTATCACAATGAAATATTTGAGAATTATTAATTTCAAGACTATTAATAATTTTATTTCTAAATTTAATATCAAATTCAGTAAGTTTTGTTTTAAAATCACTCATGCCGTATTTTATCCTTAGTTTAAATCTTCGTTTTTAAGATCATATTCACTTTTAGTAAATTCAATTAAACCTTTATATTGTTTAATTAATTTTTTACCATGTTCTTTTGATATTCTATATTCAATTTCATTATCTTTTAAAAATTTTTCAAAGTTTCCTGATGAAAAACTACATCTAAAATTTTCTCTAATCTCTGGATAATTTTTAATTAATTTTCCACCTTCAAAAATAACTATACTTATCCATAATGTTGGATCATCAAATACAATCTTAGTACTTGCAGAACATTCATGAAATGTTTTATAAAAACCACCGTTTCCATCTGATTTAAGATACCAAATTGTATGTTCATTAGGTTCAAACTCAAGATGATAATTTTCATGATCTATATCATATGTAATTTGAAAATCTTTATTAATAAAATTTGGATTACTTGATTTAGTAATTCGATAAACTATATCATCTCTTAAATCTTTAAAATATTTACTCATTGCTTATACTTCCGTTTAAATTTATAACTTAAATATTTCTTGTTCTAATATATATTCATTTTTATTACCACTTAAACATTTACAATATTCACCTTCATTGTATTTTGAATATGTCATATTTTCTTTTAATAACCATTTAACTGCATCATCTGAAAAAACAATATCATACTTTTCTTTAGCAAATTTAATTCCTAAATATGATATGCACATTTCAAATTGCATTTGAGAAATATTATTTAATGTATATTTCTTTAATTTAAATGGAACCTGATTTGTTAATTTAACATGTGCAAATTCATGAAAAAATGAAATCAATTTTAACTCTAATGAATTTTTAATAGTAAAATATGAAATCATGATAAATTTTCCACTACATGTTCCACCATTTAAAGCCCAACCTAAATTCTCAGCCTCTTTTTTATTATCAACAATTAACAATTCTATCTTATATTCATCACATATTTTTTTCATTAATGAATAAACTTGATCTTTTGTATATTTTATTGTTCTAACCATTTTGGTATCTTTCAGCTCCTATTCACATAAAGAATTTTCTTCCTTTTCTTTAATATATTGACTCAATTTCATGGCAAATTCATTAATGTCTTCAATACATTCAAATTCAACCTTTCTATAGTCTCCAACAACATATGCATTCATTAGGTTATATAATTCTTTCCAAGAAAATGCAAACCATGTATCATCATATTCATCAAATGGATCATCGTCATAATAAATGTCATCAATATATGGACCGCGCGGATGTCCACCATTTCCTGATGTAGGATATCTCCAACATTTTTTTATTTTAGGAAGTCTAGCATAACAATATGCATATCCAAGTGTATCATTAACTTCTTTTGCAAGTTCAAACGAAATATATTCTTCCATTTTTATCTTTATTCCTTCTTTATTAATTGGATTAAATAACACTATAAATTGTATTAACATATGCAGAATGTCTTTTATTTCTACAATCATTACACATAAAAATATTTTTATAATTTAAAATTCTTACATAAAAATTACTATATTTAATTTGAATTTTTTCTCCTTCTTCAATATCATCTACATAATGATCTACCGCATAACTACATCTACCTCTTAAAATTTCAATTTCAACTTTACTATTATTATCAATAATTAAATTGGTCATACCCTGTGTATTATTAATAAAACCAATTCCGATACCACTAGTAAAAAATGTATTAGCAATATTTTTAAAATATCCGGTACTACCAAGTGGTGTACTACAAATTATTCCATCACCTATAATATTCTCTGCATATATTTTATCATTTATCTTCAAACTGCATCTCATAGCTTTAGAAATATCTTGATTCTTGATAACAAGTTCAGATATACCTATAAATTTTGATAAATTATCATGAAATAAACTATCTTTATAACATTCTATAATATTTCCATAATATGCATTAGTAAAAGTAAAATCTATAATTTGATGTTTTTCACATCTACTATAATTTCTAATTGGAAATATATATTTATTTGGATATTTTTGAAATATATCTAATAATGTTCCATCTCCACCACAACAAATAATACAATCTGCTTCATCAGGTATAGATACAATATTAGAATTATCTATTTGATCTTTAAACATATCAAATAGTTCTATATTATTTCGTGAATCATAAAAATAATATTTCATATATTCATAAACTTTTCATTAATAGTTTCTTTAGCATTAATTAATGCTTCTTTTTCAGTTTTAAATCCACCATAATACATACCATAATTACTTCCATCATTTAAAATAATATTCCAAACAAAATATTTCACATCATAATATGAACTATAAAATTTACTAGTTTCTATAGTAAATTGTTTGTATTGATGTTCACTTTTTGATATGAATTCATCGGAACTTAAACAAATATCATACATATAAATTGTCCTTTATTTATTCTTTTTCAAATTTATTACTGGATTGTATTATTTTATTGACAATGCTGTCTTCCTCTTTCAATTATTTGTCTACAATAATAATCATTTCCACAAATACATGTACACATTGCTGCCAAAGCAGTAACCGCTAACACAAATGTTACCACTAACTGCATATGAAAACTATCTTTAAACATCTTCTCACAAAATATAGGAATAATTACCAATGCAAGAAATAATCCAAAAGCAACAATACCAAAAGATAGAATGATCCAAAAAGTCATTTATTAGTTCCTTTCTATTTTTAATCTTTACATTTTAACAACATCTTATAATGTGTATTAATATTTCTAACAAATTCATTTAATTCAGGATTTTTATTTAATTCAAAATCTTGTTTCCATTTATTTACAAGATATGGAAGTTTATAAAATGTTTGAAATTCAATGCTATAACCAACTAAACCTTTTCGTATATTATTAATATCATAAGAAAGATAATTTTCTTTAACTTCTCTTTCCCAATTTTCAGTATACATATATTTTAAAAGGAAATGAGCAATTTGCATTTCATAATCTTGGTGATGCCAAAGTTTATAAAATTCATTAAACTGCTTTGGATATTTTTTATTAAAAATATTTTTAATTTTATTATAATCATCAGTAGGTAAATAAAATCTAGTTCTATCAATAGAATTATACATCATATCTCTAATGGCAATATATTTAGGTCTTAATTTAAATATATCCCATAAAATACTCTCATTAAAATAACTATATAATTCATGTATAACCGAATTTAATACAATACACATATTTTCTTCAAATAAACATGAACTCTCTTTAAATTCTTTAAAAGAAGAATAGCATATAAATCCCTTTTCTCTTGTTAATTCTCTCATTTTAGGATCATTGTCAATTCCAATATAATCAAAATCTAACCCACTTCTTTTCAAAAATTCCATAAAACTTCCATCTGCACATCCAACATCAACAATTGTATAAATGTCTTCTGGAAGATGAGACATAAACCACGCTTTATCAAAAAAAGTTTTTGACATCTTTGTTAGATAACAATTATAATTTATAATGTCAACAATATTACTCATAATTCTTTCTTTATTTGATTAAATTTATCAATTATATTATCTATTTCAATTTTCATTGTTTCACTGATCTTAATTTTCAATAAAATCTTGTGTTCTTCATGATAATTTTTTTCATCATCATAAATAAAACCGCCTGTAATAATTTTTTTCTTCTTCGAAATCTTGTATTTCAAAATGATTCTTATTAGCTAAAAAATATGATAAATCATTTTTCTTAAAATAATTAGTATCATAATTTCCTTTTATGGTTTTTACTTTATATTCATCAGAAGTTTCTTTAATAATTTCATAAAGAAACTCTTCTTTATATATTTCTATTCTTTTAAAATTTAAAGTTTGTCGATAAATAAAAATAAATTTCATACTTTAAATTCCTTTCTCTTTTATTTTATATAAATAATTTATTCATTTTAAATATCCTTTAACATTTCATCCATAATCTTATGAAATTCTTTTGACATTTTAAGTCCATATCTCCAATGTTTAATCATGATATCATTTGAATTAACATTACAATTATCTATATCAAGATCATTTAAAAATTTGGAATATTCTGAAAAAAGTTTCATAATCTTTGAAAATGCTTCATTTTTGTAATGAAGTTCATTCTGATACTTCTTAACCAAATTCACTAACTTTTCAACAGTTTCAATATTAACTTCAAATCCTTCATAAAATTGAGGTTTCATAGGATCCGCAAAACTTTTAGATTCATGATTCATAGCTTCATACATATCTGCAGCAATTTGATTAATACCCATTGTTTAAATCCTTTCTATTTCACATGGAGAAAATGTAATTTTATATATTTTATTATTACCTACATTAGTTGCATATTTTATATCTGTTCCTTTACCAATAACTTCAACTATTTCTGTTTCAACAAATTTACCTTTGTAAGCAACTTTAACTTTATCACCAACTTCAAATCTATCTTCTATAAAATGATTACAAGTATCATAAAATTTACAGAAGTATCATCGATAATACAAATACTATTCAAATCACTAAAATAATCACAATTTTTACAAGATTTACTGTGTTGTTTAACCTTTGTAAATTTTAGTTTTCTATATTTCCAACCAATAGTATTCATATATTTCCTTTCTATTACATTTAAATCCTTTCAATATTTTACATATCAAAATTATATTTATTGATTTCTAAATCCTTTGAATAAATCTTTAAAAAAATCTGAAATATCTTCTTTAAAAGCATCACTAATAGCAAATGTATAAATCACATAAAGAAGTAAAATTATCAAAACAATAGTCAAACCAATTACCAACCAAAATCCACTATTACCCATATTTGTATTACCATTATTTATAAAAATAGGTATAGGTATGGGTACAGCTATATTCATTTTTAATACTCCTTTTTGTTTATATTATAATATAATAGAAATAATTAAAAAACAAACAATAATTAATCATCATCATTAACAAAAAAAGCGTGTAAACAGCCAGTCCAACCTCCTATAATATATCCAATACCTCTAATAACAAGAAATAATGGAGCTAACATTATTACCATATACCATATAGACATTAAAATACATTTTAATATCCAACAACCAAATGGTGCTTCTCCTTCAATAAACATCCATGTAAATATATTAGTATTATTGTAAATCCAACTACAATTAGCATCAAACCATCTAAATAACCACATAATTTTATATCCTTGCTCCTCCTAAACAACGTAACATTATAAAAATATAATTTACAAATGCCCAAAGACCAATAAAAATTATAACAATACCTATACCAGATCCAATAATTCCACTAATAACAGGTCCAATAAATGGTATTTTATGTATACCATTTAATATATTATTAATTGTTAATGATCCAATAAATTCAATAGCTAATATAGCTAAAATAATTGGAGAAATTACTATAAGTGTTAATATTCCTCCAACAACAATAAATAAAAATATTTGAAATAATAAAAATAATAATAACCACATAATATTAATGATTTAATCTCCATTCAATACAACGTTTAAGATAATCAAGATATTCATTATCTCTACACATACCTTTTGTTGGTGTATTACTAATTTTTGCTACTGGTGCTCCATTACATTCAGTCATTTTCATTACAATGTTTCATTCCTTTTTTAAATCCTAATTTTATATATGCATTTAAATCTGTTGGTAATATCATTTTTCTAATATTTAATTTAGGATGATGAATCCAAATCATATTTTTTGGTGTAAATAAATTTTTATTATTAATTTTTCCACTTCCTAATATATAACCTTTATTTAAATAATAATTTAAATCTGATTTTTTTATATAAAGAGCTTCATTAGTTTTTATATTTTTTACCCAAATTTTTAATTTACCTAAAATATATCCATTGTTTAAATATTCTGATAATTTATTTTCTGGTATAAAATATGATTCATTTGTTTTAATATTAGATACTAATTTTATTGTTTTTATTTTTCCTTGTTTAAATCCAATTGGACATTTTTAGCATAAACTTCAATTTTACCGTTATTAAATAGTGTTAAATCTCTAGTAAATTGCCAACCATCATTTAAATATTTTTGTATATCTTCTTGTTTAATTAATTTTTTAATATTTAGCTTTTTATTATACATTGATCTACTTCCAAATCTTCCATTATTTTCTCCAGAACAATCTGCATGATTTTCACTTATCTTTTTTCTATATTCATCTGAATAAATACCTTTTTTACCTTTATTCCAAGCTATTCTTCCAATATTTAAACGAGATAATTCTAATTTTAATTTTTCATATGTAGTTGCAGTAATAAATGTTTGTCCGTTATTAATATGACAAGTAAATAAAAAAGCATTTACCATTTTTTTATAATAACTATGATTTGCTCCGTATTTAATTTTATAAAATTTCATAAGTAAATGATGAGCAACATAATGTTCCTTTGCTGTTAAATTAATAATATTATTTTTGTCTTTACCTAATTCAGGATAAATTGAATATGGCTTAATATGATGTGCTTCACAATAACATTCTTTTTTAAAGATTGGATTTAATTGTCTTTTTAAAATAAGACTATTATAGATTTTTTCATAATTCATTTTTAATTTCCTTTATTTTTAAAACGTTATTGTCAGTAACGTTTATTATAATATATTTATTAAAATTGTGGTTAGAAATTAATAAATGAATAAAAATTAATTTCAAATTGCCTGACAAACAATCTGTCCCACAATACTATTTTTATTTATTAATGTTTTAATCTCCAATCAATACAACGTTTAAGATAATCCAGATATTGAAAATCTCTGCACATACATTTACCATCAACATCACTAATTTTTGCTACAGAATGATTATTACATTCTGTTACTTTCATAACAATATTTAATGGTTCTTCATTAATATCATTTGATAAATATGTTCCTATACCAAATGCAACATGACATTTTCCTTCATACTCTTCATATAAATCAGCTGCTTTTTCAAAATTTAATGAATCACTAAAAAGTAATGTTTTAGTCTTAGGATCAATTCCTAATGATTCATAATGTTTTAATATTTTATCTGCCCAAGTATATGGATTACCACTATCATGTCTTACACCACTGAATAATGTTGCATAAGTTAAATTAAAATCTTTTAAAAATGTATCAGTTTTAATACAATCTGTAAGATAAATACCATTTCTTGTTTGATATTCATCTGTCCAAACTTCCATAACTAATTTATTTGAATAGGCAGGGTTATACATTTGATCGCCCTGACCAATACATTGAATAAATTCATGCGCCATTGTTCCAACAGCTTTCACGTTATGTCTCTTTGCAAGATAAACATTAGAAGTACCAACAAAATTAGGTGCATTATTCTTTAAATAACCAACCAACCAATCCTGAGTAGCACTACTATATCTACGTCTTAAACCAAATTCAGAAAAAGGCCCAATAACTAAATCAGTTTTAATTCTATTAACCTTTTCTCTAGTTTTTTCTATAAAAACATCTTCATTAGCGCGTACACCATTTTTAAATGCAAAATATACTTCATTTACAATAGCAAGAATTGGAATTTCATACATACTTGTATTTAACCAAGTTCCTCTTGATTCAATAGCTAATCCACAATCATTATATGGAATAATATCATTTGTATTAACATAAATTTCATTCTTATCTGGATGCCAATATTTAAGAAAATTAATATATCCAGTACTTAACCAAGGAAAATTAACTTTAAGCCATTCAAGCTCTTCATCTGTAAATTTTAAAGAACAAAAATGATCAATTTGTTCTCTAATTTCTCGTACCATTTCTGAAGTAAACTTTACATCAATATTTCTACATTTAAATGACCAAGTAGTAACATAATCATTAAATCTTTTAAAAATAATATTTCCCATGTTGTATTTATAAGCATCATTAGATAATAAAGAAGTAAAAATTGGAGCAAGTTTCATATTTATTTTCCTTTCTTTTTATTAAAAATCGTATATATTATTAATATAACATGTAAAAATAAAAAGTAAACCATAAAAAATCATGGTTTACTAAATTATTAAATATATTTGTAATTTTTACTTGGTAGTATTTAATGTTTTTGTCTTTTCAATAATCATTAAATTAATTAAATTTTCAATTGGATTATTTAAATTAGAACCATTTCCACCAATAATCATAGTTGTTGGAAGTTTCATTTTACTAATACCATCAGCAAGAGCTTTAGCTACATTAACTTTAGTATTCATATTAAATTCTAGCTTAACTTTTTCAGATTCAGTAATAGCACCAGAAAGTTTAATTTCTTGTTCTTTAGCTTTAGCTTCTGCAATTTTTTGATCTGCTTGAATCTTAACAATTTCCAGTCTAGTGGCTTCTTCTTTACGTTGAATTTCTGCAACTTCCAACTTTTTATTAGCTTCAATTGTTGCTTGTTTCTTTGAAAGTTCTGCAACAGCAACTTCCTGTTTTGCCTTAATTTCAGCTAATTCCTTTTGTCGCTCAGCATCAGTAATTGCCTTAATCTTTTCGACTTCAGCCTTACCTTTTGATTCAGCTACTTGACGTTCATAATCAGCAACAGTCTTTTCCTTTTGCATAACTAAATTTAACTTTTCGGCTTCTGCAGTTTTCTTCTGTAAATCAGCTTCTTGTGCCTTTTTATATGCCTGAATTGTAAGATCATCAAACGTAATATCAGTAATTGTAAACTGTGTAATATCAATACCTAACGCTAAATAATCTGGATTATGCAGTAATACCTTTCTAATCTTTTCTGCAAATTCTTCACGCTTTTCAATAGCTTCAGATGACGTAATTAAACCTGCTTCTCTCATAGTTACTTCACGAATTGTTGCTAAAATTCTACGATCAATAATATCATCTGCATTTCCTTGTGCAAGTTCATGCATCTTAATAATCTTATCTCGTTCAATATTAATATTATATGTTACTTGTGTACTAATATCTCCTTGTCCTTTATTTGAGAAAAATACATGTACCCCATCTTTATCTTTTGATTCGGCTTGAACAAAACTAAATGCTACTTGATTTGTCTTTTTATATGTCCAAATCTTTGGAAAAAACTTAAAATAAATACCACCATCACTTCTAATTTCAATATCACCATTTAGTGACTGAATTACTTGTACATTTTGTATATTATTACTATGCATACATGAAAATGATAAAATAAAAGCTAATACAATTACTATTCCACATGTAATTCCAAAAATATTTTTCTTCATATTAATCCCTTTCAATTTCTTTAAGTTGTTCTTTTTCTTTTTCAATTTGATTAATTCGTTCTTTTACTTCATTTTTAATATCCTTTCGTTTATTTTCAACCTTATTATATTCATCTATTAATTCTTTATCATTAATTAAATTAAATTTAATACATATAAAATTTATTAATTTAAAAATAGGATAAAATAATATACAAATAATTACAAAAATAAATAATAATCTAAATAACATGTTTATTAATCTCCCAATTTATGGTAATTGTTTTTGTTATTTGTTCTTGTTCAATTAATTGTTTTTCATGTTCAATAATTTCACCAAGTTTACCATCTCGATGAGCTTGTTCATATTTAATACCAGCTGTACCAATATTTCTCATTGGACAATTACTACAATCTGTTTTTACACAATGACAAATTCTAATATCATCTTCATACATAATTATTTTATCTCCTTATATTTAAGCTTTCCAAAATACTAAACCTGCTCTAGTATCATTATCAAGTTCTTTTACCGTTTTTCCACCATCTTCAATAAACATATCATCTGGAAGTAAATTCCAAATCCAAATAGGAATTAACATTTTATCTTTATTTTCATCAAAATATCTAAATCCAAGAATCAATTTTTCTTCATTTGAAAGTGCAAATACTTTTCTCCAAAAATATTCATCATGCCCATCTTTTTCAGTTTCAAAAGCTTCATCAATTTCTTTACAACGAAATTCATTACTCCATGTATTAGAATATGCAACTCCTGATCCAGAAATATTTAAAATATGTGTCATAATCCTAGCAGCTTCTTCAAAAATAGGTCTATGTTCCATAATTAATTCTCCTTTAATTAATATATAAAGTGTAAATCATTAAATTTCATATATACCAAATCCTCCTCCAATTATAGTATTATGTTTAATACTAAATACAATTTCATTATCTGGATTATCTTTAAATAAATGAATAAATTTAAATGGATGTTTTTTTGTTATTGAAAAATCAATTTCTGGAAATAAATTTTTAAATTGTGATAATAAATTCTTACATTTTCTTGATTTTTTTAAAATAGAAATATTTCCATTACCATTACTATATATTAAATAACTTTTATTGTTATCTTTATCTATAATAATAATTTTTTCCCTATCATCATAATTGGACTATGCCATTCAGTATACCATTTATTAACTATATATTGTTCTTCTATTGTCATAAAACCTATCTTTAATTATTTAATTTTTACTTTTGGAATGTTTATCATTTGTCTTTTAAATTCGCTTTTTTCATGTAATTCTCGTATTTTATTAAAATTTTTGGTTTTTGAAAATTGTCCATTAAGTTCATCATATTTATAAAAACCATTACATTTAATATAATTTCTTATATCTTCATAAGTTACACCTAGTTTTTCTTCATCAGATTTTCCACTTAATCCATCTGAAGGTGTTTTATAAATTAATTCTTCTGGTAATCCTAAATCTTTACCTACTAAAATAACTTCCCATACTTCTAAATTGACTAAAGGTGCAAAATCACCAACAGTATCACCCCATAATGTCCCATAACCAACAAATGCTTCACTGGCATTGGTTGTATTAATAACTCTTCCACCATCAATACTTTGTGCAACTGCATATAATGAACTCATTCTAAGTCTTGGTTGTAAATTAATTTCAGCGTTTTCTGAAATATCATCATATTTCATTGTATGATTAGCTTGATATTTAATAATGTTTTTAATTGAAGTATATGCATCAGATATATTAATAGTAATATGTTCAATATTTAAAAATTCACAAAGTTTATATGAATCTTCAATATCAGATTGTTCACCGCAAGGCATTAATACTCCTAATACATTTTCTCTTCCTAATGCCTTTACACATAAAGCAGCAGCAACTGACGAATCTTTTCCACCACTAATTCCAATTACTGCAACTTTACCATTTATATTTTTAAAATATTTTTTAATACCTTCAATTAATTTATTAGTTATATCCATATACATATTTTTAATTCCTTTCTTTAATTTATATTATTAATATAATATTAAATTATTTAAATTTAAATAAAAATAAAGGTTATAGAAACAAATATCTATAACCTTTTTAATATTTAAAAATTATTTAATTAAAAATTATTCAGCTTCACAATATTTACGAACTAATTTACGTAATTTACCTTCAATTTGATTAAGTGCAACTACAGTTTTTGCATCTTCTTTATCTAACCATTTTGCTACTTTAAACATAAAATTACGACGATTTTCATGATTTGGATTTTCAATCATTTCATTAAAATCCTGTTGTAAAGATACATAACGATTAAAATTCAAATTTAATTCAGCAAATTCTTCCATGATTTTGGAAATTTTAACTGCAAATTCAGGATTCTTAAATAACTCTTCTATCTTTAATTTCATTGCAGTTAAACTTTCTTTATCTTTCTTATACATATATAAAAGATCTTCAACAGCTTTACGTTTTTCTTCTTTCCACTTCATTTCATCTAATACACTTTTCATAATAGGCATCATAATCATTTTGTGCTTCAGATTCTTCACAAATAAGACTATTAAATAACTTTTCAAATTTTGTTACCATAATAAATATATCCTTTTTTATTTATATATTAATATTTATTCTTTTTCAATTAATTTATCATATTTTTGAATAAATTCATTTAATGATATTTCAATAATTGATTGTAACTTAACATATCCACCATTGTTAAGTTTAATATATGGTTCTTTTAATAATGTATTAATATCTTTTTCAGTATATACATATTGATTTTCTATATTATTACTATATGTAGTTGGATTAACTGATTTTATTTTATAAAAATGATATTTAATACCACAATTAGTTAAATATTTTTTATTTGATTCTATTCTAATATTAGTTTGTTTAATATTTTCTTTTACTAAAATTGTAATATTATTAATACATATTAAAATAATTGGTACAAATATTATTGGAATTGAATATTTTTCATACCATTTAAATACTATAAAACATATATTATCAAATTTCTCCCATATATTAAGATTATGTATAATATGAAATAATATACAATCAATAACTTTTAATATTATAAATAATAATGATAATAATATAAATCCACTTAAACAAAACCACCAACTAATATAAAACATAATTAATTCTCCTTATTAAAAATTTCAACATCAATTTGATTGGACTTCATCATTAACATTGCAGCGTCATGTGCTTCTTTAGAAGTTCCAGCACAACAATCTTGATAACAAGTAATTTTAAGATTTGGAAATTTAGATCTAAGTAATAAACAATTGGAAAGAATGCAAATATCACTACAAAGACCAACAATAATTATAGAATCATCAGAATCAATATTATCCCAAAGATACATACTTGCATCTTCAACCATTTGTAAACAACCAAAAGTATTTTTAATATATCCTCTAAATGTTCCACAATAATTTTGAATGGCTTTATTTACTTCACTATTTAATTTATGTCCATCTGTACCTTCAATACAATGTTTAATAGGTAACATTTTACCTTCTAATGTATCTTCATAATTCGGTTTATTTGGCATATTTGAATTTTCATAATGTGTATCAGTAGTAAACCAAATTTGTTGATTATGTTCAAAATTATTAATTAAATTAACAACATTTGGAACAATTTTCTTTGCTTCTTCACTTCCAAGACTTCCATCAATAAAATCATTTTGCATATCAATCACAAATAGAATCTTCTTCATTATCATTATCCTCCATATTATTTAAATAAAAAAATAAATCAAAATTCCAAAACAAACGAGAAAATAGATAAAAAGGGTAATTTTTACCATGCCTGCTGCAATTTCATAATCTTCATTTTTAAAATTGTTATCGTTATTGTTATTGTTATTATTATCTATATGCATATTAATACCTTAACTTATTATTGATCTTCAATTTTTCTTTCAATTTGTATGTTATTATTTAAACCTTCTAATTGTTTTACTAAAATTTCTTGATCATGTTTAATACATTGTTGTTCATTTGTTTTTAATAAATTAATATATTTTTGTTCAGTTTCTTTACTAAAATCTGTGGTATAAATTTTATTAATACCCATTTCATATATAACTTTATCTAATTCTAATTCTTGCCAATCTGTATAATCATACCACTTACAAAGTTTATATACACCATTAAAGCGTTTTGCTTTTTGATATTCTACAATTTCTATTATATACTCTGGTTGTTTAATATTATTAAATTTCCAAACTAATGAAATACATTTAATCTTAATATCGGTATTACAATTTTTTTCATGTTTTTTACATTCTTTTTCAGTTTCAAAACTCTTACCACAAACTTCACATAAATACATGTTCTTCATATATTATTTTCCTTTTTCCATTCATAAAATTTTTGTATTAAAATATTGTTAACTTTTCTAAAAATAAATTGATATTTATGATTAAAATAATATGATGCCGCAAACATTATAATTGGAGCAATATTATTATCATTAGTTAATGAATAATTAAAACATAATTCACTATCTTTAAAATTTCCTTTATCTTTTATTTTATCTATAATATAATATATAAATGACAAAATATCAGGGAATTTTTCTTTATAAAATTTTAAATAAGTTTTCCACAAACCTATAATTAAATCATCTATATGTGGTAAAAATTCATTACCACTGAAATAATAATTTAGTTGATCATATGTAACATTTAATTCTTCTAATCTTTTAAATCTATCAAAGGTTTGTATATATTTTATTTTATTCTCATCAAATTCAAAATCTTTAGTTATTCTAATATTACAAATAGTTTGAATAAAATGACTTAATTCATGATATATAGTTGATATTACATTCGTTCCTTTTTCATTAATTACACATAATGCTTTATCTTCATAATAATTAAAAAATCCATCTAAATCTTTACATATAGTATTAAAATAGTTATAAGCTAATTTAAATTCTTCATTATTTTCAGGTAATATATTAAAAGATTTAAAAATAAAACTACTTATTTCATTATTATTAGTAAAATCAAAAATAGTAAAATATAAATTAGTACCATTAATATTTTTAATATTACTATAATGTTTACTATTCTTCATCAAATCTTTAATTTTTTCAAATTCAATTATTTTATTTTGATGATCATAACAATAATTAAATAATTCAGTTGGTATATCAATTAATAAATTTTTATCTTCTGTAATTATTTTTCCATCTTTAAACTTTACTGCAGTATCAATAAAATTTTTAAATTTATCTAAATTAAATGGTAATTCTCCAGTTTTTCCTTCATAAAACATATGTAAATATATTTCATTAAACTTATTTTTCATAAATTATTTCCTTAAAAATATTAAATATTATATTTAATATAATTTTAAAAATGCATATTTACTTTCTTTATATTGTTATGAGAAATTAAAACATAATTAGTATATGGATTAAGATTAAATACATGATTTTTTATATCATTTACATTTACTTCATAATATCCTTTAACTTTATTATATGGAAATTTAGAATCATATTTTTGAAATCTAAGTATGTTGTAATTAGATAAAGTTGAAATATCAATAGAATAATTTTGAAATTTATTCCAATATTTCATTCTAGTATCTTTATTAACCGTAATTATTGGAGAAATTTTATTTAACTCAGCATTAACTAATTTATTTTCATTTAAATCATAAAAATCAATTATATTAGCTTTTGGAATAGAATATACCGCAATTTTTCCAGTATAATTAACCTTAGACTCTAATACAAAATAATCATTAATATCACAATACATTAAAATATCTTTTGAATCAATAACAGCTAATTTTCCAGTAGGTTTTAAATCATTATCAATTTCAACATATACAATTTTACCTGATCTTGATTTACACTGACAATATTTCCAATATTTAGATGCTAATACATTAAATTTTTTTACTATAGGATTAAATAATCCATTCTTTAATCTTACTGTTTCTACTTCAACAAAAGTTAAATCTTGCATTGGTGTTGAAGGAATTAAATCAAAATTATATTTACCTTCAATAAATGTTTTCCTTGTTCCATCAGGCATTGCAAAGAATGAATTCGGAGTATCAATTAATTCAATATTGAACTTATTTTTAAAAAATTCTTTTACATATGATCTATAAATAGAATCATCATAATTAACTACTAATTTTTCCATATATTAATTGTCTTTTCCATTTATATATTGTTTCTTTCTCTTAATATATATTAATAATATAATAGAAATATTAAATATATAAACAAAAATAAATTATTTGAATTTTTTCTTATATAAGGTTAATCAGGTATTATATACAATAAAATGTTCAAATAACATATTTGAACATTATTTTATTTATTAATGGTAGGGCCGGTGGGACTCGAACCCACAATCCTCAAGGGCACTTGATTTTAAGTCAAGTTTGTATTCCAATTCCAACACGACCCCATATTTAATTTTTTAAACAAGATACATCTTTAAGTATTCTATAACAAATAGATTATTTAAATTAATTTGCTGCATTGTATCTTTTATATTATATATTATAATATTTTTTTAATAAAAATAAATATATTAATTTGCATTTATGATTTTTTTATATTTTTTATAATCCAAATCCATAAATAAAATTTTACAATAAAGTTAAGTTATAGCCTAATAACAGGTTTAATAAACAAAAATGAAGCTGATGAGCAGATGATCAGAATCAAACTGATAACTTATTCATTACTAATGAATTGCTCTACCATTGAACTGCATAGGCTTATATATTATATAATAATATTATTTATTTTTTAAATGGCGGAGGCAGGGTGTCTCGAAAACCCACACGTTTTACCGCTACTGGAAGTTTAGCAAACTTCTCCCTTGCCTTTAGGGTTATGCCTCCATATAAATTTGGCTGAGGGTAAGAGATTTGAACTCTTGTGGCTTTTACACCTCACCGACTTCCAATCGGGACCGTTTAACCAACTCCGGCAACCCTCAATATTCAAAATGGCGCCTCGGAGAGGATTTGAACCTCCAACAACTTCACCCTATGTGAAGTGCGTCTATTTATTGCGCCACCGAGGCTTGATGGAGTAGATGGGACTTGAACCCACATGCCCGCTTAACTTAATAAGACTTACAAGCTATCTTGGTCACATGTACCAAGTCAGTCACTAGACCTACTTGACATACTACCACAATATTTAATTTTATAAAATGGTGCCTGTGGCAGGATTCAAACCTACACATACCACCACTCTACGCAGTGGGCCTCTATCAATTGGGCTACACAAGGCACAATATTTAAAATGGCGGAGAGGGCGGATCTCGAAACCGCACGGCTTTTACACTTACTGGTAGTTTTCGAAACTACTCCCTTGCCTTTAGGGTTACCTCTCCATGGTCCGTGTAGCAAGATTTGAACTTGCGACCTCATGCTCCCAAAGCACGCGACTTAGACCAGACTAGCCTATACACGGATATTCAATTTTCATTTTAAATAAAACTGTTTCCAGTTCTTTTCAAAATAATCATTCTTTTCAATACATTTTTGTTTCAAAAAGTCTTCTGAAAATTTATCAGTAGAATGTATAATCCTATGACAATTTGGACAAACATATATTAAATTTGAATGATCATCAGTTCCTTTTTTTGAACGATATATTATATGATGTGTATCTAATGTAGCTTCATTCCAACCACATATAAAACATCCTAATTTCATTCTTTTCAAAATTTTACTTCTAGTTCTTGAACTGAGTTCAAATACTGATTTTATCTCTTCTATATTTTTATTATGTGGTCTTTTAGATTTACATTCTTCACAATGAATTAATCTTCCAAACTTTTTCCTATGATTTAATTCAAATTTTTTACCACATTTTGAACAAGTATATGAATAGATAATATCATCATTTTCAATTCTATATTCAAAATCAACTTTATGATTTTTTATATAATTATCAAGATTCCATAATTTAATTTTTAATTTTGTTTTATTTGATAAATGAACGTCTTTCATTTTTTAATTTCCTATATTGGTGGGAGATGATGGAGTTGAACCATCCGACAGCCGCCCCACAATTTAACGTCAAAGGTTTTACAGACCCTCATGAGGAACATCGCCCAAATAATAAAAATTCTGATGTGCTTTTACGCCAAAGTCCTTAAGCAATAAATCTATTACAGTGTTAATTCAACTGACCACATTTTCCCCATTGGTCTGGATCATTGTACATTTGATCGGATTTATAAACTATATACCTTTCGGCTTGGCCTTTATTTATTAATCTCCAAGTCATATGATATTCTGTCGCATCTTTCACAGTCCAGTCAGGTGATATTGGACACTCTTTAAATGATGGCTGCCTCTAAGCCCACATTTCAGAATTCATTTTTATTTAATTTTCAATCAGCCAATCTTTTATACATAAAAGATTATAAAAAATCTGGAATTAAATCTCATTAACATTTAATTCCAGATAAATTTTTAACAATATTAATATATACAAAGAATTAAATGTTAATACCTCCTGATGGGTAATAACTTAAACTTGAATATATAGTTGTATACGATTCAAATCTCATAATTCTATTTCCTTTGTATTTGACAAAATATATTATTATTTATTAATATAATATTATTTATTATTTTTTAAACAAAAAATTAAAAAACTTTAATTAAAAATTAATTTGTTTCCTTATATAATTTTCTGAATTCTGTTTGTTGAGCATCAGACATTTTGTTCCAAGCAGAAACTAAAGCTGCTATTTTCTTTTTCTTATCTTCTATACTTGCATTAGATTTTTTAAAGATTGAAAGAATTTCAGATACTTTAAATCCAGCATACATTTTTTGATATTCTTGACCGATTTTTCCATTACTACCAGTTAATTCAATACGATAATCAGCTAAAACATCATTTATTTCATCAGTTATTTTTTCTTCATCCCATGAACTTTTAATTTTAACTACATTTAATTCATTCATCCCTTCAACTGGTTCATCTGTATTTGCATCTGTAACTTTAATAAATAATTCTTGACTAGCTCCACCTAAAAATCCACTTTTCATTGGTTGTACACGTATTCTAATATTATAATCACCTTCTTTTTTACCAACTAAATCTGGATTTTTTTTACCATTATCTAATACTTGTACTAATCGATATGAATTAAAAACTCTATTAAGTTTCTTTTTTAATATTTTTTCACTTTTAACTCCTTCATTAATTAATTCTGTACTATTAATTAAATCCATTTCATATGATTCTATATATTCTTTCATAATATAAATTAATCCTTTTTATTTTTTAATGATTGTAAATATTTAAAAACTTTATTATCTTTATTAAATTTTCCATAAAATTCAATTACTGCTTCTTTTTCTTCATCTGATAAATTCTTAAATCCATCTTGAATTACTTTTTGATCTATGTCTTTTGAAAGTTCTATAGATAAAGCACCAGATTTTAGTTGTTCCAGTTTTTTCTTTAATAAACTTAATTTTTCTTTACAATATTTTTCAGATACTGGTTCATTTGTCTTCTTATTAATAATTGGTTCTTCACCAGATACTGCTTTTTCCCAACGTTCAATTATTGGTTCAAGTTCTTTAGGATCAGTAATTGCTTCTTCTTTTTTATTTAATGTAGTAGCTTCAGTAATTATCTTATTATTTGGTTTTACTTTATTACTAATAATTTTTTTTGTATTTAACATAATAAATATTACCTATAAATTCAATTTTATAATAATATTTATTCTTTTTCTTTTCTAAAACTAGTTTTTAAATCATATCCATGCTGTACAATTTTATCTTTATTACTTATATCTTTCATTGTATTATTTTTACTATCATCCCAAAGATATAATTCAATATCTTGATAAATTTGCTCTTTTTTAACTTTAAATAAATGTTCAATTCTATATAATGGAAAATTCACCCAAATGTTATAAGTATCTGCATTATTCCAATAATATGTAGGTTTATATTTAAGCATATCAACATTTCTAATAGTATTATCAAAAATCAAAAACCAGCAAGGCTGATTTCTAACTTTATTATCAGTATTAATAGTTAAATTTGATATTATATTATTATTAATAAATTTATTTAATTTATTATTAATATCTAACTGATCTTTTTCATTATATTCATCAATTTTTATTTGTAAAATATTATTAATATTAAAAATATTAATTTTTACTGGTATATCTAATTTATGATTTGGTATAAATATAAATTTACCATAAATCTCTAAATGATTAATATTTTCATATTTTATAAAATAGTCTAATTTATTTAAAAATGTATCTTTAATATCTGCAATTTCAGAATAAAAATATTGTCTATCATTAAATTTATTAATATGATCATATGTACTTTGAATATAATATGCTGAACTATTTCTAACAAATACATTATCTGATTCATAATCATTTAAATAATCAATACAATCATAAAATTTAGATATAATTTTCATTTATTAAATCCTTTTATTTAACTAAAAAAGGATAATATTAAAATATTATCCTTATATATTATTAAATATAATATTTTTAATTATTTTTTAAATAAGTTTCTTTTTATTTTTTCTTTGTTGAATACTTTCATAAATTTCATTATATTTAAAATAAATATTTGCTTTATCTTGATTAAAGGTACCATCTTTATCAAATAACTCATTAAATGGAACTATATTTATTTTATCAGAACAATTACCAAGTGTAGATTTTACTTTTTCTGCTTCATTAATTCCATGGAATATATTAGCTAAATTTGGATTTTCTGTTAATTTAGTAATTGGTGAACTTACATATTTCTTTCCACACATAACAACATATTTTTCTGGTTCTAACCCATCATCAGTTATTACATTATCTGTATCAGTTGGCATTTCAACTGCAGATTCTTCATCAATATCTTCATCATCATCTGGTAAATTTTCAATTTCATCAGCAGCATATGTTAAATCTTCTGCCAAATTTCTAATATAATCAGCTAAAGCTGCATGTGTTTTAGCATTTGTATATGCACCCTTTACACAATTTTTTATTTCATATATAAATGATTCTAAATTAGATATTACCTCATTTAAAGTTTCTTTTACATCATCATTCCAGCCATCATCGCCAAAAGATTCAGTTATTATTTTTTTATAATTTTCTGTGATTATATTTCTTTTCATATAGTTAACTCCTAAAATATTATTATATTTTATATGTATTTTATATATATTTATTAAAAAATATGCTTTATAAAACTTGTTTATAAAGCAAAAGCATTAAAATGTTATCTTAAACTATTTTTATTATTTACTTAACAACTTCTGGAATAATTGCTGAAGTATCAGGCATTTGTTCAGAATTTTGCTTTGTAATAATTTGTTTTTCTTCTAATTGTGTAAGTAACTTCTGTTGTGAAGCAAATGCAGCAAGAAAACTATTTAATGGCATAATAAGTCGATATTCTTCCTTATATGTAGGTTCTTCATCCTGGGCTTCACCTGGGATTAAAGTACCAATACCAATTCTAATCATACCATTTAAAAAATTAATATGATTAATACCATCAATATAAATCTGTTTTACCTCATTTTCATTTAACATAATAAATTTCCTTTCAATTTAATAATTAATATTATAATTAAAATAATTATTATTTTTCATTTTTAATATTATTTTTTGCCCAATTTGCATCAATATATTCAAAATTTGATGTTTCATCTGGAGCTGATCCACCAATAGAATCTATAATAATATTATAATATTTAATATCTACACTAATATCAATTGGTTGTACTTTATTATCATTAATATTAAAACAAGTAAAAATCAATTTATCTTTTTCTATTTTATTAAAACATATATTTTTATATATTTCACTATCTAAACGTTCTTTATTATACATACCTAATTTCATTATTTCAATTATTTTATCATTTAAATCATAATCAAATATTAACATTTTTTCTAATAATTGATTTAATGAAGTAACTACTCTGGTATGTTTTAATTCTGATATTATATTTTTATGTGATTCAACTAATTTATCAATATTTTTATTAAATTCATCTAAATTATTACTAATATATAAATATACTATATATTTTTTAAACATATCTACTACTAAACAATCATATTGAATTACTGTTGTTTTTTTACAATTTGGACAATTGATTTTAAATAAATTTAATGAAAATAAATCATTATATAATTCTTTATCGGTTTGTAAATTAATAACTGGATATGTATTAATTTGTAATTCTTGTTTACAATGTGGACATACAAATTTTGTTTCTAATTTCATGATATTCCTATTCCTAAATCTTTTAATTCTCTATTACAGGTTAATATAAATCCGTTCCATATTATTATTAGCATTATTTAAATTTTTAATTAAATTAAATGTATCTGATGAATTATTTAATAAATTAAAACTATTTAATCCTCTACCTAAATTATCTCCTAATGAATTAAGTTTTTCCATATTAAATGATGGTGTATTATACATTTTTGTAAGATCTAACATACCAGTTCTATTAATTAAATCATTTTTTAATGATGTACCATTTACAACATCTTTAAATGTATTCATATTACCACTTTGAAATGCTGTAAGAAGTTGTTGTTTTTGAGAATTCGTTATATTCTTTGCTGTATTTATAAATTGTGTACCTACAGATATACTTGCACATTCACCTAAAAGGTCTTTAAATATATTAATAATACCTGCACTAAAAATATTTTGTAATTGTGTAAATGGATCAATACCAATTGGTAATCCCATAGCTTCTCCGGCATCCATTAACCAATCTTTAAATCGTCTTGGACATAATTGATATAAATTAAATGTACTTGCTAAATTTGTTAATCCATCTTTTGCAGTTTTGAAAAAATCTCCTATAGTATCTGCAGCATTAGTGGCTGCTTTATCTATTGAATTAGCAACATCATTTAATAATAACTTAGTAGCTTCTTCATTATTTTTTAATGAATCAGATAAACTTTTAATATTTCCTTCGCCTTGTGCTTTTCTTTGTGCTTCACAAATTGTATTTTTAAGACAATTTGCATCTATAAATCCCATTGTTGGAAACATATTATTAGCAATAGACATAAAATTTTGTAATGTAATATCTCTATTAAATATATTATCTTTTAATTGTTTTGCAATATTCCAATTTTCTTCCATTTTCTCTTTTCTTTTTTGTTTCCATTTTTTAAATTCTTCTTTTGCATCTTTTGTTAATTCTTCTGGTCTTTGTTTTTTTCTTTTTGCTACATCTTCAGGTAAAATAGATATTGGTGTATTTAAAAATTCTTGTAATCCACATTTACCATTTATATTTAATTCTTCTTGTGTCATTTCTCCACATTTCTTTGGAAACCCACACTCTATTTTAACCTTTTCATATATATAAAATTGAACTAATAATGGTTCATAATTAGGATCAGTATACATTTCATTTAATTTTAATATTTTTAATGGATTTATTAAACCATTTTGTAACCAATAATATTGTCCATCTGGTAAATCATTTTCATATGGATAATTTTTTGCCATTTTTCTATCTATTCCAGTATATGGTTCATATGCACCAGCTAAAGTTGTTCCATAATCAGTACCAATTCCTGGTATCATTATACTATTTTTAAATATTGGAATACCTGTATATTGACAAGTTATACTAATTCCAAGTGGTATATATACATATCCATCATTTATACCAACTGATACATAATCATAATCATAATCTCCATAAGATTTTTCTGGATCTGCACCTTTAATAATATCACTTGTTTTTTTATCACAATATATATATACGTATTCAGTAACTGTACCTTTTCTCCAATCTATTTCATTATCTTTCTTTGCAATAGGATATACAGATGATTTATATCGATCTATTGTTTCATACCATATATAAGTTCCTCTGATAATTGGTATTAATTCAGATTCTATCATATATTCAATAAAAAGATTATAATTATTAGATTCTAACTTCATTCGATATTTATTAATTACTGGAAAAAATGGTACTACTGGAACTTTTAATAATGGTGGTAAAATTGCCGGTAAACCTAACATTATTTGATAATCTATTGGATAAAATTTATCACATATTGGTTCATATTCTTCTCCATTTTCTTTTTTAGGATCTGTTGCATCAGATGGTTGTACTTTATCTGATAACTTACTAAATTTAGTATATAATGTTTCTAACTCATTTTTTTTGTTTTGCCAATAATTATATTTAATAGTATCTATATATAATGCAGTATATGGCCAATTTGGATTTAATTCTTTACTAATACAATATTCTTTTGTAATTTCATTATATTCATATCCGTCGTTTATTAATTTCTTGTGTTATATATTGTTGTTTTGCTTTTTCCCATAATTGTGTATATTTATTTGTAGCTTTTCCATCAACAACTGATGGTATTATATCTTGAGAATTATTTGTAACAAATATACCACCCATACTTAAATATATAGATTTAATATTTTCTGTATATGCTGAATTTTTAGATAATTCTATTTCTAATTTATTTCTTAAATTTTCTTCATCTTGCCAAGTTTTAAAATATTTAGGACATTTACCATTATTTTCTACGTCATCTTCTATTTTTTTTAATTCAGTATCAAGATTTTGTTTATATGCATTTTGTTTTAAATTTTTAAAATTTGTATTATAATATATTTTTTCAGGTCCAATTTTAAAATCCATTACCCAATTATCTAAATAGTCAGAATTACCGAAGAGTTTGCATATTTTGCTCTTTTAATATTTTTTTCTGATTATCACAAAAATTTTTAAATGCTGTCCAATTTAATAATTTTTTACATTTATATACTTGTTCTACACCATTTTCTAATAATTTTCTACTATTTGAATCTAATGAACGTGCAACAACTACAGTATCTTCCATAAATTCATTATATATATCTGCAAAATGTGCATCAAATATTATATCATTAATTTCTGTTTGATCAATAGGATCAGAGCCATTAGTTTGAATATTATTTATTTCTTCTTCTAGTTCTTGCCCATATGATTCTAATAATGGATCTAAATTCAAATATATTGTAGCTAAAGAACTACTTGGAAGTTCCATATATGGACCTAAACCAGTATTACGACCAATATAAGATAATGAATCTTTAGTAAAAAGTCGTTTAGTTTCTTTTATATAAATTTCAAGACTTCCTTTATTATAACTTAAAAGATGTTGTTGATAAGTGGCAGATTGTTTAGCATATTCTTTAGCTTCTTCTTCAGAACAAAAAAATGATTCTTTATATATAGCATTTAAATAAAACATCCCAGAAGCACATGGATTTTCTACTAATGCATCTACACGCCTTTTAGCAGTAGGATCAGGATCCATTTGTAAATATGCATTACATATTTGAATATTATTATTAATTTCTTTCAAACGTTTTTGTTTATCAACTATTTTTCGTGTTTTTTCTTGTTTATTTGCCATTTATATTCACCTACTATTTAGAAAAATACATCAGTTATTGCATCAATTAATCCATTTCCTAATAATCCACCACCACCATTAGGAATATTCCAAATTTCTTTACCACCAACAACTAATACAGAATGAGGTATTATTGGTCCACCGACAGTAACTGCTAATGTTTCATCTATTATATCTAATGTTAAAGTACAATCTGGTACAGGTAATATATCAAGAGTTCCTTTTACACCACATTTTAATGTATAATATTCTCCATCGACACTTAATTCAATATCTGGTGGAATTGGTAATTGAGAATTAATTCTCCAATATATTCCTTTTTTATCATCTTCACTATCTAAGAAATTAAATTTAGCTCCAACATTTAATCCTGGGAATAATCCAGCATTAGCAGATAATAGTTCTTCCATACCTGTAAAATCTTTAAGAAATTTAGGTAATCCACCAATACCAATTGTAGTATTCATTTCTGTAGTATTTATAACTTCTGGTAATTGTTCAGTTAACATTTTTTGTAAACATCCAAGTGGATCTATTATTGTTCCAATTGATACCATACTATCTGCAACAGGTAATATATCTGGTAATCCAATATTTATATTGTTATAAAATACTGGCTTACCTGATAAAATTGGTGCTAATGATCCACTTATTGGCCAAGCTATTATACCAGTTTCAGTTGTAGATTTAATTGGAATATCAATTGAATATTGTTTTTTATCAAAGAATTTATATAAAAATGATTGATATGCAAAAAATTCTGTTTTTTCTAACATAAGAAGATTTGGTAACATTTTTGCACCTTGTTGTATAAATTCACCAATTGCAGTACCAATTGCTGGAACAAGTTTAATTAATGCTCCTAATACAGAAATAACGGTTGAAATAGCATTTGCGGTATTTGGCATTTTATCTTTAAGCAAACATTCTTGTTCTAGTCCACTAGTAATATTCATAATACTACCTTTTCCTAATTGAATATAAAAACTATTTTTCATATCTTCGTGTTTAAAAGTAATATCATAATTATCACTTTCTCTGTGAAATTCTCCATCAGTTTTATCTGTATCACTACTATTTTCTCCTTCTTCCAAATTACTATTAACATCTGCTAATTCATTAATTAATCCTGTTGGTAATTCAATATATTGTTTATAAATAGAATCATTTATAATATATGGTTGAAGATCAACAACATAAGTAGTTGAATTACATTGAAGAATTTGATTAAGTTTTTCTATTTTATTAGGAATATCTAAAGTATATTCACTTTGTTCATTTCCAAAAATTCCATTTTTAACTTGTGGTATACTATATACACCAGTATCTGTTAATCCAGTATATATAGAAGTATATTCACCAAATGTTAATTTATCAAAATGATTATAATATTTTGTAGTTTTCTTTTTAATTACTGGCTGACCTACTTGATTTGGCATAGCAACATTCATTTCGCCTAGTATATTATCAATTGGGTTAATACCTTTTGATGGATAAAACCAACCTTGTTCAATATTACTACTTACACCAAATTGCCAATTATTAGTATCAGCAGCAAATGTTGCATTTTTACCAACATGTAAATCATAACTACCAACACCATTCATTATTATATTACCAAATGGATAAGTTGGACTTCCATATATTTCATCTAAACCATTTTTATCAACTGCATGACCAAATCCATTTGAACTTTGTTTTAATATAGATACTGAACCAGCACAGGTTTCTTCATTTTCTATCATAGATTTTGTACTAGCATTAAATTTATGCATAGGAATAGATTTATCTAAAAATAATTTTTCAGTTATTACATATGGTACTAATGTAAATAATTGTAAATCCGCTGCAGCTTGTACTATAACATCATTAATACAACTTATACAACCACCACCACCGCTTTCTTTTTGTATAAATCCAAATTCAAATGGTACTCCTAACATTTGAAGTATCTGTTGTACTGGTTGTAATGGTTTTAATGTAATTGCTGGAGGATTCATACCTTGTTTTTGACCAGTTGCATTACTAAACCATGCAAATTTACCTTGCAATTTTCCTAATAAATGTGTATCTAAGAAAAGATCTCTTGGATCAGTAAATACTCTAAATGGAGTATTTGCAGCAACTTGTACATTACCAACTTTATATCCAGGTAATGCACCATATTTATTATTTGCAAATAAATTAATATTACCGGCATTACCTAAAGTACCTTTAGTCTCAACAGTAATATCACCACTCCAAGATTTAATATCAATATTACCAACAACTTTACTAATTAATTTCCAATAATTAGTATTTGTAATTTCATTCCAATTATCATCAATATTTCTAAATTTAGATATCCATCCATCAGTTGGTGGTTCAATTGCTGGATTTTGCATTATCATCTTACATGGTAAAAATGTTGGGAATCCATCATACATTACTGCTGTTTGTAAAAATTGTAAGAAACTAGTTAAATCAGTTGGAGCCACTGGATCAGTAATTACCATATCTGGATCAAATCCAGGTACTAATTGACTTATTAATGTTAGTGCTTTCAAATAACTTGGATTCCATGGAATTACACAACATTCTTTTTCTAAGTTTGCTATTTGTTTATTTTCAACTGTAGTAATACCAATATTACCAAATGTTGATTTAATTATAATATTTCCCTTAGTACCTAAATTATTATATCCTTCAGCTGATATAACTCCTTGTTCATTAAATATTTCAAATTGTCCTTGAGTAAGTATTGTTATACTTCCACGTTTAGATATTTGTTCTATATCATCATTTACATTTATAATAAGATTTTTACCAATAATTGATTTTTTATATCCAGTTATATATTCCTCACAATCTCCACCAATACGTAATTGTTTATTTTCACCAATAGATTTATTTTCGCTACCAACTATTTTATAATTTACACTTTCACAAATAGTCTTATTATAATTTCCACCAATTACTAATATAGAATTATTAGTTATTTCAACTGTTGAATCAGCACCAATACTTTGATTATAATTTACTGTTATATTTTCAGAATAAGATCCATCAATTAATTGTGAATAATTACCAACATGTCTAAATATAGTTGGACCTTCTTCTTCTGTATAAGTAGCACCAATATGTTTTATATAAGTATCACCAATATGTGTTTCATGTTTATCTCCTTCATGATGAACATACCAATCGCCATCAATTTTCATATTTACATCACCATGAATTTGAACATTAACGGCATTTATATCTTTTGCTAATACTTCAATATCTAATCTAGTTTTTCTATTTAATTTTGTTCCATCTTCTTTAGATACTTCACTATTTTGATCATTATAGGTATCAAATTTACATGTTGAATCTGGATGTTCTGGTTCTTCATCTATTCGAACTCTAATATTATCGCTTTGAAATACATGTTGATTTGGATGTTCACTAAACCAACCAGGGCCAGATTGAGCTGCAGCAAAATAAACTGGTTTATTTATATTACCAGCTTCAAAAAATACAAATACTTGTGCACCACTTTCTGGAGATTTTCCGCATATGAGGAGCACTACACCAACCAGTTTCAGAATTTAATCCACCATTTTCATTGGTCCATGCCCCTCCACCAATTGCCATTGCTGGCTCTGCCCAAGGCAATAAATGCCAATCTTTAAAAAATTCATCTGGATAAATACCATGTACAAATATTTTACATTTTCCTTTTACATCAGGATCTATATTATATACTACAGTTCCTCTATATATTCCATTATATTCTAACATTATATTACCTTTATTTTTTATTCATAATTTTTTATATCTGGTTTTTGAGAAAGTGTTCTATAACAAGTTATATCATTCATATACATATTATCTTCCCAGGTATGTATACAACTATATATTGTCCAAGCACCATTTAATTCTGGTTGTAACTCCTTTTTTTCTACAATTAAATTAATAATTTGACCTACTTCTCTACTTAAATTTCCAGTTATAAAAAATTCTATATTTTTTGTACGTAATTCTAATTCTCTAAATGTATTATACATTTTATGTTGAGAAAAATTTGGATAACTTTTAACTAAATTATTATAATCAAGAAGATTTCGTGGTGCCATAATATCATTTATATATGACTCTGAAATATCACCAAAATCATTTAATAAATTACTAATCATATTACCATTATATACGGTTTGAGACCAAGTACGTGTATTATGATTAAATTCATTAAATTTATATGTAGATAATAATTTCATACTATTTAACCCACCCATAGGCATATCACTAATTAATTTATCTATAAATCTTCCCATATCATTATTAGTTTTACCAGTACCTTCAGTTAAAAATACTAAATTATCATTACATATATCTATTATATAATCATTTGTTGATAATTGATTATATAACATACAAACATTATCTAATATTCTTGTTAAAAAGTAAGTTGGAGGATCATTTTTAGATACTCCAAGTTCTAAACAATAATCTATAATGTTTTTAATTCTTGTATTTTGTGATGTAATTAAATCTATTCGTTGTGAAGTGTCAGTATAGTTATTATCAAAAGAACAATCTACTCTATTTAATACATCACCAATTATTTTATATGGAGATATTTGTCCTTGTTCTTTATTATTAGAATACATAATATTTTTTGATAACTCAATTGCTGTAGTATAAACACATTCTACTTCAAATTTTGCAAATTGTTGATTAATACTTAAAATTTTTATATTATTTACAATTAAATCACATTCTAATGTAATTTCTTCATTATTATATGATTGTTTTGGTTCAACCATAAATAATTTAATAAATGTTCCGACTAGTATTTAATTTATTTAATAATATATATCCTTTATCTATAAAATGTATTTTTACAATTGGAGTATAAGATTCTAATGTATTAATTATTTCTATATAAGTAATACAATCTGCATCTATTTCACTAAAATTATCATTTTTTATATTAGTATAAAAACATTGTACTTCCCAATCTTGTGAATTATACTTTTTTTTACTCATATTTTTAATGATCCTAATATATTATCAATTATTGATTTATCTAATATTTTTATAACTTTACCTGGTATTAATTCTGTAAATGGATTTTTAATATTGTTTACTTTACAAATTAACCACCATAATTTTATTGTTTTATAAAATTTAAATGATATACCTGTCCAATTATCTCCATCTTTAATAACATATGAAGAATAATATGAAGTAGGCATATTATCTATATTTTCAAATATTATTGTTTTATTTATATTAAAATAACTTTTTTCGCCCAAATTAATAACATTAAAAAAATTAGCGAAATCATACATATCTAACTTTTTAATAGATGTTAATTCAGGTATTGCATTATATTTTTTATTAGTATTCATAATTATTAATTGTATTTATATATTAAAGTATTTTATTAATATTCCATATCATTAAATTCATTTTCATCTTCATTTTCTATATTTTCTCTTAACATATTTTCTCTTTGTTTATTAGCAACATCATTAAGTGTAGCATTAGCTTGTTCTTTTGAATCTCCTGTTGCCATAAGTAAATTTTTCATTCTTTCTTTTCTTTCTGTAATACCTCCTTCATGTATTTTTAATAATGAATCATTTCCAATATTTTTAAGATGTTGTTCGTATTTAGCTTGTTGTCTTTTTCTCATTTCTTCTAATTCTTTAATATGTTTTTCAACATCTTTTCCAACCAATTCTTCTTTTGCTTTATCAAGAGCTTCACCAAGTACACCTAATGTTGATGATCTATTATTAAGATTTGTTATATTTCTCATTTTTTTAAATGTAGTTCCATATCCATGTAAATAATAACTCATATACATATTAAAATTGTTTGGTACTAACGGTTTAATATTAATTGATATTTTCCATGCATCTGGCCATAATATATCTTTATCAATTGATTTAATTACATTATCATATCTTTCTGCCATAAAATTATTTTTTCTTAATTTACCGACATTAGTAATTGTAGTACCTATAGATGCCCATACTATATTAAATCTTCCAGGACATAATACATTATATACGTTTGTACCTTGAATCATACCAAAATCCATTTGTAACCACTGTGTACCAGCATAAAATGCTTGAAGAAATCTAAAATTTTTATCTAACCAATAAGTATCTTTATTAATTAAATGAAATTCAAATGATAAATCGTTTTCAATATATGTACTTGATCCAATATCACTAATTTTAAATGTTGGAGCCATTGGAAGTTGTATATCCATACCATCTTTAATAAATTCTGCAAATCCTTGACCACTTTTTCCTAAACTTTGTGCTAAACTACCAACACTCCAACTTTTATATTCAGATGATTGTAAATAAGTATCGTTAAAAAATGGTAATTCATATGTATTTAACCATTTACCGAGATTGAAATAAATTATATATTTGACTTACTGGATTTCTTCTAACACCAAATTGGCCCATTAAATTATTTTGTACTTTATCTCCCAAACTTGGATCTGATTTAACTATATCATCAAACATTGCATTTTCACTATATAAACTCTCTGGATCAATAGAATATTTATTTAATAACCAATTTGATGTGGTTTTACTTAAATTACTACCTATACTTTTCATAAGATTAGATTGTAATGCTCCCATAACTTTTGTTGCCATATCTGCCTTACCACCGTTCATTTTTTTCTGCTTTATTTTTTACTGCTTTTCCAAATAATCCGAAGTCCTTCTCCTAATATTTCATTTAATAATAATACTTTATCTGGTTGAAATTCATTTAAAATAATTGGTTGAACTTCCGGTTTATTTGCATAATCCGGATTGACATCAAAAGTTTCAGAATATAAAAAATCATGATTAGACATATAATATGATTTAGATGGGCCTGTACCAGCAGGAGTCATTGAACCAATACCAAATACACTATTTGGGTCATATTTTGGTTTATAAAATTCATCAATAGTTCCTCTAAAATTTTTAAAATTACGTATATCTTCTAATAGTTCATTTGGTGATTTTTTTTGAATATTATATTTAAATTTTTCATTTGCTGCATTTTCAATACCTTCAAATATGCTCTTTGTTAAAGTTTTTAATTGTTCTTTATCAGCTGAATTAAATAAAAGTATTAATTGTTTTTTAGTCATACCAGCAGCAAGAGGATTACCGCTTTAATGCTGCATCTTTCCATTTATTTAATAATTCATTTTGTTTTTGTTTTGCTGCTGCAATACTAGCGCTATCACCAGATTCTTTAGCTTTAACTATCTCTTTTAATACAGATTGTTGATTTTCTACTGTTTGTGCCATAATATATGTATAAAATTAAACATCTATTTTTATTTATTATAAAAACAGATGTTTATATTTAAAAGTATATTAATTTTTTAATAATATTTATTAACCAACAATTGCTGCAATCAGCAAAATCGGTCCAATAGTATAAATTGCACTAACCAAACAAATTCCAAAAATACCAAAATTTCTAATAATTGCTGCCTGAAGTCCCAACCACATGGCCACAAGCAGAACAACAAACATATAACCAATCAAATGCAGGAACAAAATCGTCAGCAAACCCATAACAACACCTCTCTTTATTTATTAGGTTTATATTATAATATAATAAAAATTTATAATTTATAAACAAAAATGTAAGAATTTTTTTATTTTATTAAATTGCAGTATGAGCTGTTCTTCGTTGTGGGACTCCTCCTTGATGATTTGGTGTATATATGTATATGCCACGACTTCTATCTTGATTTTGATGAACTATATTTGTTATGCTATTTGCTGTTGCATGTGATGCATTAGCAAATGTTTCTGAGGTTTTTCTTAAATGTTGTTGTAAAGCTTTATCTTGTTCTGCTTTTTCTTCAGCAGTTAATTTTGACTGTTCTACACTAGATGGTGGACCAGCCATACCATTACCAGATTCATTATCAGTAATTTTTAATAATGCATCCATCATTTCTTTACTTTCAGTATCAGCAATTTTACCTGACTTTTCTTTATCAGTTATAGTTTTATTAATATTATCTTTAGTTGAATTTAAAGCATCTGTTTTATTTTTATTTGCACTCATTTTTGAAAGAACACCTTTTAAAGTACTTATTGCTTGAGAAGCTGCATTAGAAGTATTCATTGCTTGAGTTGCTGTAATTTTTCCGTATCCTTCTACAAAATAAGCATCTGTATCTGGATTATAACTCCCAAACCAGGAATCTTTATAATCCTCTCTACCTAGTTTTTGTACTTCTTTAGATGCTTCTAGCCAGCCATCACGTTGTTTTTCTAATTGTTTTATACGATTTTCAACTAAATCGACATTCCCATCTTTAATTCCTTGCTCAAGAGAATTCATCCAATTTTTATCTTCTAACATCCAAGGAACTTCAACTCTTCCACTTTGTGTATCTTTTCCTCTAGCAACAATTGCTTTTAATGATGAGGCATTATGTGTTTTACCATTTTCATCTGTATATTCAATTTGTGCATTAGCATCATTTATAACATCATTTGCGAGATCAGCATTTAAATTAGATGACTCTTGCATTGCTAATGCTTCTGCTTGTTTTCTTGCAGCTAATCTATCTTCATCACTCATAGCATTAACATTATCTTTATTTGCCAACCATTTAGAAACATCATCACGTTTATTTTCTGCTAGTTTATATGATCCATCTGCATTTCTTTTAATATTACCCTTTTCATCTCGTTCTAAGCTATTATATATCATTTTTTGATAATCAGATAATGAATCAACACCAGTTGCATTTGCTTTAGATACAATATCATCATAATCATTAGTTACCCCAGTTTGTTTATTAATATTTTCTATATTTTGTTGTTTTTCTACTGCACGTTTTTCTCTAGCTTCATCAGATTCTTTTTTGACTTTTGCATCATGTTCTGCTTGTTCTTTTGCCAAATTTCTATCCGAAGTAATACCGTAATTTATCAGTAATTGCTAGGGCGGCTGCCGTACCGAGGACTTAACCAAGGATTTCTCATTAATTCTTGCATTTTATCACCAGTTGCAAAATTATGTATAGTTTTTGCTTCTACTAAACCTAATGTTAATCCAGAAAGTACACTTGCACCAGAAGCTGCTATTTTATCTGAAGTTGTTAACTGTTCTTTAGGTTTACCAACTATCTGATCTGCATTTGTCCATCCTTTATAAGCATCATATCCAGCCATAGCAACGGTAGCAATTTGTCCAACCACTGGTATAGCCCTTGCACCAAGTCTAGCTCCTATTCTACCACCAAGTTTAGCACCAAGTCTAGTTCCTACTCTTCCTATACCTCTTCTGAGAATTGAACCACCAGGAACCTTCTTTAAAACTTTTGGTAAAACTCTTTTACCTACTTCTTTTCCAACTTTAGTTTTAACTTTTTCACCAATCGTATCCATTAAAAAATCTTTAAGTGGATCACTTCCAGCAACAGTAGCAGTCATTGCACCAACAGTTCCGCCGCCGCTTTAATAATGCTTCAAGTAATTCTTTATGTTGTTTTTGATTTTGATCTAATAAATCAAGATTATCTTTAGATCCACCTTGTAAAATATTTGATAATTCTTCTGATTCTAATGTATCTTTATATAATTGTTCTCTTTCTTTTTCTGATTTTAAATAGTTAAAATGATTTGATAAAATATCTTTTATATTATTTAATGTTGATGCCATTGATAATATTGCTAACAATTCTTGTTTTTGAATTGATACTTGATTCATATCTGGAATATTTAATCCTACAATATTTGGAACATCAGATACCATAGATTGTTGAGTACCATTAATAGAAAATACAGCATTATCCAATCTAGCTGCTTTATTTCCTATTATACTTAATCCTGCCATAGCTTGTGGATATTTTTGTTGTTGAACTGTAAGACTTGGAGTAGAATCAACTAAAGATTTTTGAGTATATGTAATAGATTGTGATTGTGGAATAGATTCTGTTATTGGTGATAATTGTTGTGTATTTGTTGATAATGAATCATGTGGTACACTTATAGATAATGACTTTTCAGCTGATTTAGCCGTTAAATTAGCATTATCTACATATTCTTTTAACTGATTATGTAATGTATTAAAATTTTTAATAAACTCTGTTATTTGTTGTTGAGAAACTTCACTAGATTTAGTAGATGGCTCTATTAAGGTTTCAGTTATTGTTTTAACATTTTCATTTTCTTTTTTATTTCCACGAATAGAACTTAATATTGTTTTTCCAAAAGTATCAGTTTTTAAATAGTTTGTTAAACTACTAAAAAAATTTTCATAAGTTGGTGTAGAAATAACAGTAGAGCTATTGGTAATTGTTGAAACCGTTGGTGAAGATGAACTTGTATTAGTTTTATCTTGAATTGATTGGTATATATTTGTTATACTTTCATTAATATTAGAAATTGTATCTTTAGCAACATTTGTAATAGTTTCAGTAAAATCTTTTATTGATTTATCAGCAATTTCTTGTAATGTAGCTTGATCTATTTTAAAATGATCATATATTTCTGATAAATTTTTAGCAAGTATATTATCACTTTCAGATGATGCCTGTTTATTTTTTATAAAGTCATTTAGTGTTTGTAATAATTCTGTATTAGCTTTTAATACTGTTGTTATAGATGAATTATTAATATCAATTGAAGTAGTATTTGGTAATGTTGTTGAAGATGATTCAGCCAAATTAGATACATTGGTTAATGCATTCTTAATACTCTGTATATTATTTTTAATTGAATTAAGTAAAGTATTATCTCCAAATTTATCAAAAAATTTAGTTAAATTATCTTCACTTATTTTAAAATTAATTGGATCTTTAACAGATACCTTGAGTGTAAAATCTTTACCATCTACTATTTTTTTTATATTAGTATCTATATTTGTAATCGCAGTAATTATTTTGTTATTATTAAGAATAGAATTTTGTGATTCTTTATTATCTATTAGTTTTTTTAAAAACTTATTAAGATTTTCTATAGCTGTAGTTAATTTAGAAAATATAGTATTTTGTGTTTTTTCTTTTTTAGTTTTTGTTTTATCTTCTAATTTTTTATTCTGTTCTTGTAAAGCAATTTGTTTTTTTATTTCATTATTTTTATCTGTATTTGTTGATTTACCATCATATGATCCACCTGTAGTAATAGATCCTGCTGATTTTAATCCAGGAGTACTTGGTGTAGTTTTTGGTAATGAAGATGTCTTTTTATCTGCCATATTATGTTAATTAAATAAAAATAGTTATAATATTCATATTATAACTATTTATTTATTATTTTATATTTTTCTTAGCTTCTTGAATATCTTTTTCAAGATTCCAGAGCATTTGTGTATACATTTTAAAATCAAAATATGATAATTTATTAATTTCAGTTAAAGTAAACAAATGTCTATAAAGTAATTCTACTTCATTTGTAATTATACTTTGATAAATTGATTGATTTTGTTTACCGATTAACTCCTAAAATGTAAAAAAACTATCAAGACTAAATGCCCCTCCATATACGGCTCCACATTTTGGACAAGTAACAATCATATTATTAACTCTATCATATAAACGTTCTTCAGGAAAATGTTGAACAACATAACTATAAACAGTCATATCATTTTCAGTTTTCTTATTTTTACGCATACTATTAATAGTTAATGCTGGAGGTAATTTATTCCAAAATGATAATTTATCTGGAATTGCTAATTCTGGCCAATCTTCAATTATTTCATCATTTAACCAAATATTTTTAACATAAAGAATTGGTTTTACAAATTTAGATTCAAATGTAACTTCTGGTGATTCTTTATCAATTTCTTCAAGTTTTTGCATAAAGTATCTAAAATATAAATAATCACTCATAGTAAAATTAGTTAATTCAAACTTATATATATTACCAGTTAAATCATCAATTCTTTCTATAATATCAGTTTGACGTTTAAATTCATAAATTAAATCATCAAATTCTTCATCTAATTTTACGATATGTTCAAATTCAGTTCCACAATTATTTTTATGGCAAGTAAAAGTATATGTTATATCATTATCTAACATTCTACGAATACCAATTAAAAATGATAAATAATCAATTTGAGTAATTGTACTTGCAGATATAGCAGGATATAAAATTGAACCATCTTCATTTTTAACTGCAGTATCAGATAAATCTTCAGTACAAAGTTTATCAAATAAACCTAATTTTAAACCTTCTACATTAAGATCAAAATCATCAATAAAATTCATACGTGTTAATGTTTTTGCATCGGCAGTAGTTAATGGATGAAATAAAACTTCTCTTCCTAAAGAAGGAATATAAATCTGATCTAAATGTTGACCAGTTGGTTGAGCTAAAATCTTTTCAGCATCCTTTAATTTCATAAAAATTTACCTCAAGTTTTTTTATATTTAAAATAATTATTTTTGTATAGATTTATTTTACTATTAAATAAATAATAATATATATTTAGTAATACTATTTATTATTTGGTTATGTCTGATACAAAATATAAACGTTTAAAATTAGATAAATTTGTTGCTGGTAAAGAGCAACGAATTTTTAAAACTACTACAATTAGAAAAAAAACTAATAGTACACAAAAAGATGTATTTTATGGTGAATATTCAACTAATAAATTATTTGACATAAAATTAAATGAAAAACAATTATTATTATCAGGTGATTTAATTAATTTTCATGATATAAATTGTGATTATATTATGAATCGTCCAGATAAATCAACTGTATTAAATTTTAATCGGAAGTGCTAGTCCATGGTTTCCAAATGATGCATTATTAGCACAAGATAATTTAGAAAAAAATAAAGATGAACGAATTACATATTTTCCAGAATATATTGATACTCCGATAGATATTGCATATAGTAGAAATAATGCTTATATGTTATTACCTATAAATACTGAACGTTTTACAAACATTGTTCAATCAGATATAATGTTAACATATAAAAATGCAAAAATATCTGCAAAATATAAACCAAATTATAATAAATTATTTAATACTGAATTATCAAGACCAATAAATTATGCTGAAGATAATTCAATACCAATATATGATTTAAATTTTACATTTTTACAATCTATTAATTTATCATCATATGATAATGTTATTGACTTTTTATCTAAACATAATTTATTAGATTTTAAAGATAAAAATGGTAATTTAATAAGTTCTCAAATAGTATTAAATAGTGAAAATCCATCTGTATCTATTAAAAATAATACATCAGTTGATAGTATAAAATTACCAACATTAATATCTACATTAATTGAATATGAATATTTAATAGGTAAAGATAATATTAAAACAATATTGCAGGATTTAATTTCAAAAATAGATATATTCTCATCTATTAGATTTTTATCTCCAATTGGACATATTACAGAATTAAATAAAGAAGTTATTAATGGGTTTAATTCTAGTATATTATCTACAGATTTTATAAAAGAAAATATTAGAGATATTGAAGAATGTTTTGAAGAAAAAACAGATTATATAGTAACACCACAAATATTACCTCAAAATACAGTATTAAATGGTGATTTACGTCATCCATTATATATAGATAAATCTATTCCAAGTGGTCATTTTTATACAAAACGATCAATTCCTTCATCATATTATAATATAGCATATATGAAAAATAATAGAACACCACATTATAATATTAATTATGAAATTAATGAAAATGATATTCCTTCTGCTTTTGATTATATTATAGATGAAAATTTTAATGTAGAATCTACTATATTAAATGATAAAAATAAACAATATAATGATTTATTTGATATAGATATCACTCATAGTATTAATGCTCATCCATATCCAATTTCTAGTTCAATTTATAATACTAAAGATAAAAAAGATAATCTTCCATTAAATAAAGGATTAACTATCAATATACTTAATTATGCAGTTAGTTCAGATCTTCAATTAGCTAATGAAAATGCTGATACATATGCAAATATGTACCCAGGAAGAATGATTACTAAAGTAAATGATTATTTAGAACCATATAAAAATTATCATGTTGCTAATAATAAATTATATAATATTGGACAATTAAATGGTATAAGAAGTTATGTTCACATTGGAACACTTCAAGATAGTGATAAATTGTGGTTTTCATATAAATACAAAACAGTTTCAGATCAACATTTTATAGATAGTTTTGATGAAAGTTATAACATAGAATTTGAAACTGTAGAGTTAAATAGAGAAAAAAATCATTGGATATATGATATTTATGGTAGACCAATTATTAATAACAAAATGAAAATAAAAGATCAAGTATGTCCATGGTCTACATTAGATGAAAAATTACAAAAATCTAATAATAAAAGTTTTATACAAAAATTAATAGGTTGCTCTTGTGAATTAAATGAAACTTGTAGTGGATTTTGTACATTTCCAGCTAATAATTTATTAAATATACCTTCTGGTATAATATGGGATGATGGTATAAAAAGTCAATTTCATATAATTTCATCAGGTATTATAGATAATATAGATAGAGAATTATTTGTTGAAGAAAATATAACGGTTAATGATGATCTAGAAATATATTTTATTTCTGGTAATAATAACACTGAATTAAATAAAATACTTGATGATATAATAGCTGCAGATAAATCAATTACTACAATAGATAATGTTTATAAATCAATATTTCAAGGATTTGGAAATTATATACAAAATCCAAATAATATAATTTTAAGTTATTTAGCAATTAATAATACTGATGAAAACCAACAAATATCTGGATATACTATCCCAACACATTGTCCATTTAATACTGCCCATATAATCCCTGCTGGAACAAAATTAGTTGGGTTAAATTGGATGACCAAAGAAATAATAGATTATTTACCTGCCAATTATATTGCAGTATTTAGAGTAAGAAGTTGGTGGTCAGATATTGTACAATGTAAAGGAAAAATTAAAGTTAAAGTTAAATCTAATGGAATGAATATTGATGATATGTTAAATGTTGTTTCTAATTATGATTATGTTGAACGTAATTATGGATTCTTTAAATATCAACAAGAAAATATGCATAAATCAAATGTTTATTCAGTTAAAATTACTAATAGTGGATTAAATCCTGAAAATAATTTAAAATTAAAATATATAAAAGATAAAAAAACACTTATTAAGTTATTAACTGATAATATTAAAGCTAATTTATATAAAGAATTAATATTAGTAAATAGAGCAAATGGAGAACATCCATTGTATGATTTATATTATGATTCTACAAATAATTGTTTTTATTCATTATTAATGGATCCAAATTTATTATTATCTAATAAAGATATTCCAGAAGAAGTTACAAAATTACCAAATAATTTAGAAAAAGATAAAATTTATCATGTAAAGAATGATAATACAGATATATATTATAAATGTATAATACATAATGAAGTATTAGTTGCATTTCCAATTAATTATTATTATTATAATTCTAATTATAATTATAATCCATATGATTATAAAAACTTACCTACTACTCCATTACCTACAAGATATTTGGATAAAATTTCATTAGAGGAAGTAGCGGAAAAGGTGCATATAAAAATTGTTTATGATAATTTTGGTAAGTTTGCATATGCATATGATATAAATGAATATGAACGAATTATAAAAATAAATAAAATTAGAAATGATATGCGTGAAATGTTAGAAAACGCAATTAAAACTTCTGTAGTTAAATATATGCCAGTGGAAACAACACTATGGAAAATTATATATTCTGGTAAATAAAAAGGAATTTTAAATATTATGAAACAATATATAAAAAATGGTAAAATATATAATGAACCTATATGTATAAAACATAACAATGGAACTATTACATATACTAATGATGAATCTATTATTTTAAAAAATGGATATAAAAAATATGAAGTTGTAATTCCAGAACCAACAATGGAAGAGGTAATAACTCAATCTATTATTAATATTAATAAAGAAACTGATGAAAAAATTTTAAATAAATTTACATTTAGAAATGAAGAATTTTATCTTACTTCAGAAAATCAAATGAATTTTGCTAATATGTATATTGCTAAAGAATATTTAACATATCCACAACAAATTAAAACAAAAACTGGATTTATAGAATTACAATCAGCTGAAGAAATTACTGAGTTTTATTTAAGTGGTATTAGTTTTGTTAAAGCTTGTTTAGAAGAAGGTTGAATCAAAAAAGCTCAAGCTGAAGAACAAATACGTAATGATTATTCAAAGTTAGAAACTGAAACTGAATTAGAAAATCAATGAGATATGGTTTAAAACAAGGTACATATACACCTATCAATAAATTAAAATATGTTGGAATAGCATTACCTAAATATAGATCAGGTTGGGAAGTAAAAGCATTTATTGCATTAGATAAAAATCCAAAAATAATTAGATGGGGTAGTGAAAGTATTGTTATTCCATATATAGATACTACAAGACGGTGGAGAAATTCATAGATATGTAACAGATTTATTCTTCGTTACTTTAGATAAAACAGGCAAAGAACATAAATGGTTAGTTGAAATTAAACCATATAATCAATCAGTATTACCTAAAGCCACCAAAAGGAAAGATCCAATGAAACTATTAAATGAAACATTAATAGTTAAAAGAAATTTAGATAAATGGAATGCTGCTGTTAAATTTTGTAAAAATAGACGGATGGTCTTTTGCTATTTGGACTGAAAAACGGAATTAATCAAATGTGTTAATTAATTCCGTGTATTTACATTTTCAATAGTTTGAGCATAATATTCAAAAATATCACATTCAATCTTTTTATATTCAGAATTATTTGGATCTTCATATTTTATATCTTCTTTTTGAATTGGAACTTGTTTCCACCCAATAATTACTGAATACGGCATTCTTTGAATAGTATAAGATAATCCAATACGTCTTGATACTGATCTATATCTTGTTTCATATTCAGGTCTATCTTCTATTGTAGTATAATATTTAATATACTTATAAAATTGCTTATCTTTATTTACTTTATACCATTCATAGAATTTATTAAAATCTTTTCCATGTTTATTATAATATTCAAATTTTAATTTATATAAAGAATAATTAGGATCAGTTGGAGTTACAACCTTTGCTAAGTATTTATATCCTTTAAATTGTTCACAAGGTTCAGACCATTTACATGTACAATTTACATCACTTTTCGAAATTATTAAATTATTACAAGTTGAACATTTTGCAATACAAATAGTCTCAGTTGACAATGGATTTACTTGATAAAATTTTATATAATAAATTGCATAGCCAATTCCAAATAAAAACATTAATAAAAATATTGATATTATCGTTATAATAAAATATTGTATTACATAATATTTATTTGATTTCATTTTTAATAGTTTCCTCCATATCCAACTTCTGTATTTTGAACAAAAATTGTAAACTCATATTTTTCAGTTGTATCAAAAACCGTTTTTGGATTTTCATATCTATCTTCTAATCTGCTAGTTGGAAGAAAGGTTATAGTAATATAACATCTAGCGGTTTCTCCAATTTTCCATTCATTGTCTTTATCAAAATCTGATGTAAATTGAATATCAATATTATCAGCATTTCTCACTTTATTTGTATTACTATATTCAATTTCAAGCTGATTTTTAAACGTATTAATATTTGTAATAACATCTTTAATTGAATTAGAAAGAATTGATTTTACTGCTGCTCTTCTACAAATAAACTTATCATCTCTAATAATATTCTGAATTATAGTTTGAACATACATATTAAACCTCCTTATTAATTGTTTATTTATCTTTATTTTTGTACACAATGAATATAATATTCAACCAAATCACAATCAACTTTTTTCCAACCATCAATTTCAATTAATTCATTTTGATCTTCTGAATATTTAAATTGATAATCAATTATAGTATAAGTATGTGATTCAACCTTTCTAAATGATGAGTATGTATATGGAACTAATGCTCTTCCACAATTTCTTAATCCATCATCTGTGTCTTCTTTAATCTCAAACCAAGTTTCATTTCTTTCATAAGCCTTTGCTAACTTATAAAATTTTTTATCTTTATTTTTTTGATACCATTCATAAAATGATTTAAATTGTTCATTTGTTGATCTTTTAACATATGAAAGATACAACAACTTTATTTTATAAACTTCATAATCTTTATCATTAGTTTTAATAACATAATAATGGTTATGATTAATATTTTCACAATCAACACTTGCTTTATAATATTGATTTTTATCTGAATCTGAATTTATCACTATAATATTATCACAAAACAAACAAGGATAAATAATAGTTGACTTAAATGGATCTAATTTTTGTTTACAAAAATAAAAGTTTATGCAAAAATAAACAAAAAGCAATACTATAATAATAGTTACAATTAATAGAAAAACTTCAATAATTTTTTTCATAATTAATAATACTTTTTAATTTTCAACAATAATGTCAAATCCAACCTGACCATCTTCATCCTCAACATCAACATTAATAGACTTAACATACATATTAAGAATATCTATATTAATTGGATTTGTCTTAATATAATTAGAGTAATCTGCCCAAAGAATTTTTTTACCATCAGTAATATTAATGTAAAACATCAAGTCATTAGAATTCTTCTTATTGAAATTTATAGTTTTAATGAAATTTCCAACAGTCATTTTATTCATTTTTTAACCACCTTTCATTTTTTTTTGTTTTTGTTGTTATTAAAATATAATAAAAATATCTATGAAATAAAATTATTTCTTTATATAATTTTCAATATCATCAATTTCTTCATGCAAAGGAATAATCTTTATTCCATACTTTGCTGCCATCTTTGCACAATTTTCACAAGGATGAATCGGAAGAGGATCAATTGCATTACCAACACGCAAAATATAAATTCGATCAATTCGACGACCAAATTTCTTAATCAATTCCGCTTCAGCATGAAGTCCAGCACCACGACGATGACTCATGCTGAAGCGGTGACCATTCATTTGAATACCAAGCAAATTATTTTTCCTACTAAAAGCAACGGCACAAATACGATAAGTAAGATTACGATCGATCTTCAACTTATTTGCCATTCTAGGAATCAAAGCATGCAAAGCATTAACCGTCATATAACAAACTCACTTTCTTTTTTATTTATATTATAATATAATAAATATAATAGAAATATTAAAAAAATAAACTAAGAAAGTAAATTTTTACATACATTTTCTACATGTTTAATAATATATTTTGAACTACTTGGGAAATTTAAATTATATTTCTTTGCAATTTCTGAATAAGATAAATTATTTAAATGTCTATCAATAAAAACATTATAATCTCTTTCACTTATATGTTTCTTTAATGTTTCTAATAAATCATTAAATTCATAATTAGTCATACTATAATCAGATGTAGTTTCATCTAAATATTCATTGACCAATTTATTTTCAATATAGCTTTCATTTGTATTATCATCTGTAGTTTCTTTATTATATGATTGAAAACTAACAAATTGAAAATCTTCACCATTATTAACATTTAAAATATTATTAACAACTTTTTCACTCATACCAACACCACCAGAAATTTCAGTAATTGTTGGTTGTCTTAAATGTTCTTTTTCAAATTGATCTACAAATTTCTTAATCTTTGAACGTTTATAAATATAGTTTTGATTTAACTTAACTGGGTACATCTTACGTAATTCTTCATTAATATAATAACGTATCCAGTGAACTGCATAACTTATAAACTTATTGTCATAACTTGAAGGATTAAATTTTGTTGCTGCATATACTAATCCTTCTTTTCCTGCAGAGAATAATTCTTGTTTAATATTCCATGAATATTGTTTAAATTCTTTATTTACTACTGAATAAACAAAATTTTCATTATCAAGAATTAATTGTTCGAAAGTTTTCTTTGAATCGGGTATAACTTCTGTTTTTTCTGGTTTAGTTCCGTTTTACATTAATATTCATAATCTGTTTCTCCATCTGGTTAAAATCTGGTTTAATCTTACAATATTTATTAATAATATAAATTACTTTTTGAAAAATTAAACAAAAAAAAAATAGATCAAATCAAAATTGATCTATTTTTATTTTAAAATTATTTAACATTAAAAAGTTAATGCCTAAACTTACAAACGTGCAGGTGATCCAAAAAATATATCTGTATATTCAGCAGTTTTTGGTATAGAAAATTTTTTTGGTAATTTATTTAAGGAATAACATTTATAAAACATATATTTACAATCATCAACAGAATTTGGTATAGTAAAATTATCTGATAATTTATTTAATTGATAGCAATTAGCAAACATTGAAGTGCAGTATATTAATGTATTTGGTAAACTAAAATTGTTAGGTAATTGTTTTAAGGTTTCACAAAAATTAAACATTTGTATACTATTTTCAGTATTTTTAGATAATTTAAAATTATCAGGTAATTTTGTTAAATTTATACATCCAGTAAACATACATCTACAATTTATAACGCTATTTGGAATTGTAAAATTTTCTGGTAATTCAATTAAATTTTTACATTTAGCAAACATATCTCTACAATTTATAACACCATCAGGAATAGTAAAATTATCTGGTAAATGTTTTAATTTTCTACACATAAAAAACATTTCTGACCAATTATCAGTAGCATTTATAAAATTAAAATTAAATGTACCATTTTCATCTAACCAATTTTCATTAAATTTTATTTTTTTACCGTTACAATCTATTGTTTTTGTTTCTTTATTATATTCTCCACCTATTTCAAAAGCTATAAAATCTTCTTTACATGCATTTGGATATTTTTTAATAAATAAATATTCACCATAATATATTAAATCTTTTTTTGTATAATCTTTTAAATTATTATTAATATATATTAAACAATCTATTATATTTTGATTATTTGTATGTAAGGTTTCATCTGAAGTATCTTTAAATTGTCCACTACCATAATGTAATAATGCATAAGGTTTATTATCTTTAATAAAAACAAAATAACCATTATATTTATCTTTATTATCATGAATGTATATATTAAAATAGTCAATATTTTTAGCTATACACCAACCTGTATTAAAGTATTCATTACCACCAAATAATTTATTACATTCATTATATTGATCTTTATTTATAAAGTAAACAATAAACTCATCATTCTTATAAATTTGTTTTAAATTCTTATATATATTATTTTGTAATTTATGTTGTTCTTTAAAACTATTAATAAATTGTTGTAAGTCATTTAAAGATTTATAATTTTAAATATTTTTTTGTTCTGGTTTTAAATCTGGACGTTTACACAATCTATTAAAATCTAATAATACGGTTTTTAACTTATTTACATCATTAGGTGTTAAATTTATTTCATTATTTTT